GAGTTATCGACCTCATGACTCAATCTATTCTCCATCATCATACGGAGAGCAGCTTGATTCAATTCATCGCATTGTTTTTGATTTAAAAGCTTTTCAAAGAAAATATACATAATAGCCTACTTTTAAACTATTATAGTATATTTTTATCCTAATTTGAAAATTTTAACTTAATTTGTTTTCCACCTCTAGCCTCGCTCAAAAATCTTGAGAAAAGCAAACCATGTCGTATCGGATCAACATCGGTGACACCCAATAAATAAAGAATCAAAGACCCACCACCAGAACCTCTTCCGGGGCCAACAGCCTCCCTTCCATCTCCCCAACCCAAAAGCTCAGGACAAACTCTTCTGGCCTCATCGGTCATCATCTTCTGGACTAGAAAGTAACTAGCAAACCCCTTTCGTGTGATTATATCAAATTCTTCCGCAACTCGTTTGCCGTATTCCCCTTGTGGCTTGATGTTTCTAAACCGCAATCCATCTGCGACAGCCTGCGCTAGAGCTTTCTTTTCTTCCTCTTGTAGTGGAAATTTTATGCTTCTGTCTAGTTCAACGCCCTTGGCTTTTTGACAAATAGCAACTGTAGTGGCCTTGGCTTCTTCAAATATTTCGAGTGGTATGACATCACTATATTTTTTTTGCCACATCTCATTAAGCTCTTCTTCTGTTTTCATCCACAAATTACTGTCTTGGAGTTCAAAAAAATCTTGATTTTCATTTTCTTCAATCATCTTTTGTATTTCTGGCAAAGTTCTTTTTGTCTGAATCATCAGCATCAATCTTTGATAATGACTATCTTCCTGTTTGCAATAATGGCAGTCGTTAGTAAGAATAATTGGAAGATTATACTTATCTTTCATTTTCAAAATGAAAACATCATATGGTTTTTGCTTTTTGAAATCCAACATCATAATTTCTAAGTAAAACTGACCTTTGAACATGTTGATATATCTTACTAAAACTTCTTCAGCTGCTTCCTCCCCTTTTTTATCGAATGTTCTGCCTATTTCACTTGCATAACAGCAAGATGTAAAAATCAATCCTTCTTTATGTTTTTGAAGCATCTCATAGTTTACACGGGGTTTCGCATAGAAACCCTTCAGAAAACCATAAGATGATAATTGAACAAGATTGGAATAACCTTGTTTAGATGTGGCAATCGCAAGTAAGTGACTGCCTTTTACTTTGAATTCTTCAAGCTCTTCAGGACCAAGTTGGTCCATGAATTTCTTTCTACTCTCTTCATCAGGAGTAGGCTCGGAGTGCATGCGGTTGACATATAACTCACAGGCAAAAATTGCACTAAGCTTATTTTTTCCGTGTTGTTCACAAATTTGTTCACAAGCTTTTACTTGTCTGGGAACAGCACCGAGCATGCCATGATCACTTATGCAGAGAAACTGACCATGGTGGTGCCAATGCTCTGCGTATTCTTCAACTTGGCCAAATCCATCTAAAAGACTATAGTTTTTTGCGCCCCCGGCATTAAATTATGCCGGGGGCAGTATGTCTGTGTGAAGATGTAGGTGTTCAAAACCTACTATCTTCACACTTGACCCTTGGTTGGACATGATTTTACCTTAAAACCTTTTGATTGAAGCCAGTTTTCAAAAGCACAGGCATCATAGTTGTCATTTTTAACACAGTTCTCAACAACTGTCAATGGCTGTAAATTTTCCAAACAATTAATTAATTTAATGTCTCTAATGCCATAGTCTAAAAATGCTTTAATAGGAAAAATATGATCAAGGTGCCATTTTTTTCCTATTAATTTATGCCAGTTTTTGTGATTAAATATGTGTTCCCGTAGTTGCACAGCGGTATAGCCCAACAATTCTTTTGTTTTTTTGTTTTTATTTATTTTTAAATATCTTATGCAAATGTTAATCATCGATCTGCATTTCTGTCTAAACAAATCATTAGTCCTTTTCTTTTCACGATCAGATATCCATTCATAATGATGAGAACCACTTCTTCCTAACAAAGAACAAGCAGGACACCTAGGAACTTTTTGGAAATTATTTAAAGTTTTTTTATGATTCTGTCCGCATTTACAAATAAATTCTACTGGCAGTCTTGCTTTTTTATATAAGCCAATTAATTTGCATCCTTGATCTTTGAAAAATTTTGCAACTTGATCTTGTGATAAAGTTTGCTTCTTTGAATTTTTTATGTTACCACATTTTTTGCATCTATTACCTTTTCTAAAACTATCAAATACTATTTTAGATTTATTGCCACACTCACAAATATAATCTAATTTAGCTCTGGCATTTATGTAATTTTCACTTAGAAGATAACAGTTCCTATCTTCAAAAAATTTTTTGACATAGTCATATTTAAGTTTGAATTTATTTTTTAAACAATTTTTACATCTGCCTCCTTGCATAAAATTACTTAGTTTTATATAAGAAATATTTCTGCAAACACAAATATATTTTAATTTATTTTTTGCATTACAATACCTGTCCAATAATTTGCACCCAGCATCTTCAAAAACTTTGACAACAAAATCTTGATCATATTTTTTACCTTGCGCCACAACCCACCTCAAATAGATTAGCTTTTCATAATCTATCTAGTGAGCAGTAGTAAAATTTTAATTTATCAACTTCTTGTCAAACCGAATTCCCTTTTATACTGTTCTCTTGTCAATTGAATTACATTTGACCCGTCATTCTCATCGCAATAAAACATGAGTTCTTCTTGGTTTTCATCTTTGGTGACCAGAAGAACTGATTTGCCAGAAACAGCATTTAATGATTTCAAAGTTTCATCAAGGTACGGCATATACAAAGTTCTGCCTTCCCATTGATGCTCTAAAAGCATTATGTTCCTACCAAGATGATTGTGGTCGGTCATCCTAATATCTGGTAAACCTCTGTTGGAATATCTTTGAATGAGCTTTTTCTTAATTTTCTTGGCATCCTTTGATTCAATTACTACTTCACCATTAGGATACTTTTTCCATTCAAAGAACTGATACTTTTCGCAAAAATCCTGAGTAAAGAATTCATTGATCAAATTGACATCATCATATATCTTTACAACTTCAAAAACTTTATTTTTACCCTCGCCAAGCTTCAAATCCCAGTTTTCTTTTTCTTTGAAACTAGCACAATTGTCGTAATCAGAACCAAACCTTCCTTTATCCCATCTTTCCTCAATATCTATCAACAAATTAAACCCAAGCTTATATGGGTTCATACTGTACTTACCACCAAGAACACCAGCCTTATGAATCGAATACTCTACAATTCCTTCATCATGACTCTTTTGACCCAAAGCACAAAGCCCTTGTTTGGCTATCAAATGGTAGTCAACATAGCTGGCAAATCCTTCATTCGCCATTTTTGTCATGCCTTGTGGAGCAAAATAGTGTGCTTCGTCATAAAGCATACTCATGATGTCTGATTGCCAAGGCTTGAGATTGCAGTTATCTTTTATCCATCCATAAATATCTCTTTCTGGAGACCGGGGTATTCCCAAATCTTCAATTTTTTCTTCTCTTTCAATACGATACTTCTCTGACTTAATATATTCTTTTGTATTGATCCAATCTTCCATATAATTTCTATCTTTGTCTATTTTAATCCTTTTTGGATAACGATATTTTCTTTCATCTCTAACAATAGGATTTTTTACTTGTCTAGTTTCCCAAGCTTTGGATGGATCAATCAAAGTTTCGATTCTTAATAAATTATCAATAAATTCAGTTACTTTTTCTTTCCCCCACCTTGCCATATACTTTCTGATTCTGCTGCCATGGTTAGCTAGCTCATTAATCATATTCTGGGATGTGTGTTTGAAATAGTGGTTATTCTTGAAAAAGTGGTTGTGCCCAGTAGCATGAGCAATAACAGTAACATTATCAAGAAGGGTATTGCTATTAAGGCAATAAATGTAGCAAGGATTTGTATTGAGAACCATTTCATAAATGCGATGCATTCCATACATGTAACCTCGTTGCAGTTCTTCGTACTCCATACCCCAACGCCAATGGGGATATCTTACTGGAAACCCTCCATAAGCTGCAACTTCGGAAATTTCGTCATAGGTAAGCATTTGAACCACGGTGGGATAGAAATCCAATCCGAAGTCTGTGCATGCCTTTAAAATATCTGGAATTAAAACCTTCAATTCATGTGGTATAGAAACACCGGGAGTGGTAGCACTCCCTTGCAGAATTGAAGAGCCATACATGAATTTGTCAGTCATCGCAACCTCAAGATATCTTTGTTTTACCAAGCAAGTCTTTAATAGCTTTTAAAACGGCCTCGTTTCTTGCCTCACCACTTAGGTTGGAGGAAGAATTTTCTATTTCAGCCGTCTTTATATTTTCACCAAGTGTATCATCCTCTTTAGCATCTCTGACTGCCTCCAAAACTGATCCACGATAGTCGTATGCAAAAATCTGCGTAATTCCAACAAAATTGACGACTTTTTCAGGGAATTCTTTTTTCAAAGTCTGAATAAAAACTTCGTTGTCATTTATTTGATTTTCACCATCGGTAAAGTAAAACACATAAATATTCCATTTATTTGGCGGGAACCTATTTTCAAATTGTTTGGCAATTAATTTTAGTGAGGAACTGCAAACTGTTCCACCACCAAATCTATATTTGTAAAATTTTTGTTCGTCAACTTCTTGTGCTTGTGTATCGTGCCATACAAACATTCTTTCAACACGCTTATAAAATCTCTTTATCCATACATCAATCCACCAAGCCATATCTGAAACTATTTCGCATTTTGCAGTATCCATGCTGGCGCTTCCATCTCTTGCATAAATTATCAATGCATTAGTAGATGGGTTTTTGATCTCTTTGTATTGTCTATACCTCTTGTCACTATTAATTGGCAGAATCAAACGAACTGGGTCTTTATACCCCGGCACTTGATGCAACTGATTGATTTCCCCCGTGCTACACATTCTTTTCAACGCAGTAAGCATGGTTCTTCTAGTATGCCTAAGCGACTCTGGGCCAACTAAAGAAATATTATTGTATTTAATTTTTATATCTTCAAAAGTATTATCTTCTTTCGGATTTAAATCAGGAAGTTCCAATTCATCTTGTAAGAATTTAAGAATTTCTTCCAAATCTAAACTGATTGTGATGCCTTCTGCCTCTTCCGAGCCAGCTTTATTACCTTTGCCTTTTCCCTTTGGATCATCTCTTCCGATAACATCTCCCGGCTTTCCATCTCCTCGTCCAACACCTGTGCCGTTGTTACCGAAAACAATATGTGGAATGTCAATTTTTGGAATGGAAATTGAAATTTTCCCATTCTTCCCTCTGCTTCTAAAAATATTTCCCGATTTTATAAATTTTTTAAGCTCCTTACGAATTTTACCAGAAACAACATCTCGAAATTCTTTATGGTCTTCATTTATTCTACGAGGAATAAGTCACCTCTCTTTCAGTTTCCTTTAAGTATACTTCTATGCAACCATGTTTTGCAAATTAATTTTCATCAAAATATATACGAAAAAACCAGAACCATTAGACAAATCTAACGGTTCTGGCTCTGTCCTAAAAATGCACTCATTGAACAATATTAAAAAAGAAAAGCTGAACCAATCTGGCCTTACTTGCATCTTCGACAGATAAGCCCTCATAAGTGCTGGCAGAATGTATCAGCTTTGCATCCCAAATTGCTAACCTATTATAAACAGCGCCGACCTTATCACATAGCTCCCAATTATCTGGATGTACAAAATTATATTGATTGTATATTTCTGAATCTGCTTTTTGAATCGCTTCTTGGTTGGCAAACTTGTGCGACTCTAGTGGATTAGCTGGAGGTCTACGGCATCCATGTTTCTTGCTTTTCCAGAAACTTGTGCCAGCAGTTATAGGGGCATCAGGTGTTAAGTATATTGCAGCTGCATAGTTTTGAGCATCACTATGGTATACCAAGGGGTCTTGAAAACCTGTGATTTGGAAACAGCCATTAGCAATCTGGAACAGCCAGCCCTCAATTTGTGTACCCAGAAGTCTTTCAAACTCTTCCTTTAAATAAGGCCACAAAAACCTTTCTGTGGTCCTTTTACCCTTATACCAACGAAGGTCTTCGTGAAACTCTTGTTCAAGAGCCATCCCTCTAATATCATCAGGATTTTTGTAAAAATTGTCAACTACAAGCAAATGTGGATTTCTTTTGTTGAAAATATTATGATTTACCGAAAATGAACTAGAAAAATTTAAATCTTTTTCCAAGACCCACATAGGAAGATCGACATCTACTGGCCTGACATAATACTTAGGCAAACCATCTAGGCCTTGGCCAATCTTTTCAACTGTACAATCTTGTTTAGAAAACCGTACTTTTTGGCCTACAGAAAATTTAGGATTCATTATTTTTACCCTTTCGCTTCTAATTTGAATTAAATTCTAAAATTATGACAGAATCAACAACTATGACTTGCTTTCCAAGAATATTAGTTATTTGACCAACTACTTTTACTGCTTTTTCTTGTTTTTCTGCTCGATCTAGCAAAACTTTTTGTTGTGGATTTGTAACAATTAACTGATGTTTATACATGACGGCATTCGGAAATTTTCCGACTGGCATATGACTAAGTGTTAAAATGTTCTTGTCATATTCAACATAGCCAGAAAAAGTTTTAGTTGGATAATTTTCTGAATCGAATTGACTAAAAATATCAAGTGGGCGTTTTTGTAAATCTGCTGTATTAATAAAACAGGTCAGCAACAAAAACGCCCACATTTTGATTACTCTCCAGAGTTAAAAGACAGATCAAAGCCTTTATCTGTCTCAAGCGGGGATGAGAACTTCATGTTCAAGAAAAAGTCTCGTAGCTCGTTGGGCAGGCTATTGATTAGCTCACCCAAGGTTGCATCAGAGGCCCATCCGTTCATGATATGCTCATCGAGGTCTTCAAGCAACTGCCTAGATTTGGCAGAATTCAACCAAGGATTCTTCAAATTAGCTGCACTCATGTTTGCTCCTTATTCTTCTGCTAAGTCACCACGGGCAAATATGGACCCAACATAATCTAGAACATCCCTTGCGGATTGTTCGTTGTATCCATATTCTTTCATCCTCTCAATTATAGCATCAATCTTTTCCTGAATCTTCGGATCAACAACAGAACTTCCAGAAACATGCAAAGCAGATAACTTAATATGATCTTTAGTATCTTCAAACAACTTCATCTCGAAAGCTTTTTTCAGTAAAGGAGAAGAGTCCCAAGCAAAAGTTTTCTTCTTGTGGCTCAATTCACCGATGAAAGCAGCAATCATTCTTCTGAAATCATCGACTGCGTTTTCAGCAACATCAATTTTTGTTTCAATGTTACGCATCAGTCGCTCATCAGGCTGCTCCTCACGGCCAGTATATGGATTCTTTACTTTAGACTTGTTGATATAAGCCATCAAGTTGTCTATATAGTTTGAACAAAGTCTAACAACTGCTTCCTCATCACCCACAAGTGCTTTTTGAACCTCCGCTTTCAGAATCTCATCAAGCTTATTCTTGGCCAAAGTAATACAGTTAGTATACTGTTTAATCTGGTCTTTGTTTGTAATCAAACTATGGTTTTCAAGACCATCCATCAAAGAGCATCTTATCATTGTATAGCTCGGCTTTTTCTACAAGACTTAGCTTACCGTCCTTATCGTCTTGAAGTCGAGTAAGAATTGCCCACAGCGCAGCAACCTCCAAAGTATGAGGTGCTACATGCTGACGAACTTTGCCGTTTGAGTAGTCTTGTTCTAAAACTTTAATTTCGTCATCCCACTTCAATAAATATGGGACATCAATCTTAACAGTTCTGTCTCGCAAAGCTTCCATAAATGGATTGTTTTTGAGTTTTTCAAATTCAGGTTGATTAGTATGGCCAAGAATTGCCATATCAACTCTAATCTGCGAAAACTTTTTGGGTTTGATTTGTCTTTCTTGCGATGCACCCAAAAGGTCATATAGGAAAGCTTGCTCTAATTTGAGCATTTCAATAAATTCAACAACGCCACGGTTACCAACGCATAACTCTCCATCAAAGCTGAAAGCTCTGGGATCGGAGTCGCTTCCAAAATGTGGGATTTTTGCGAAGTTAATGTCACCAGTCAGTTCAGTTGAATCTTGATTCTTTTCATCTTTCGGCTGGAAAGTAGCAATTCCCACTCTATCACTTTCGGAATGTGTCAAGCGAATCACACGAATGTGATTAGTAACGACTTTAAGCCAATCACCATCATACTTCTTTAAAAGCCTTTGCATGAATAGCTTGCACCTTGGGTCAAGCTCTCCATCGACATTCAAAGAATACAAAGTAGCCAAATCTTTTTGGTCTGCTTGATCTCTGTGTATTTTGTTGAGATCAGCTAGCACCTCTTGTCGCATATCCTCTGGCATCAAGCGCAAAGGCTCTTCATGCATAGGGCAGCAGTCAGTATCGGAAGTGTAAATACCATCTTGTCCAGTTGGTAAATTGACCCACTTGAAAGAATACCAAGCTCCCTCATTTGTACGACTATATTTTTCTAACCCTTTTTTAAGCAATCTGCAAATGGTACTCTTGGATGAACCAACAGGACCATGTAGCAAGAGAATTCTTTTTTCTGTACCGTAAAACCCAGCAGCACCTTTAATATGTTTCATAAAACGGTCTAGAGTTTCCTCCAAACCAAAAATAGGAATATCCAGATCGTCAAAAAAGTTGTAATGTGTAAGTATGTTGCGATATCTTTCGACTTCTCTGGTGCCTTTTGCGACAACCATATCATAAAGTCTTTGATATGCAGTTCTTATCAGCTTGGGATTTTCATAACACTTTTCGAGATACTCTTGAAAAGACATCTCTTCATTGATTGCTGCATATTCTGTTTTGTTAAATTTTTGTGCTACTTGTTCGAGTTTGCTCATGTCTTAATCCTCAAATGTGCAAAATTACTCAACTTCTCCAAAGAACTGACCACTTTGAATGTCATCAATCTCACGATATGGTTGGCCACCCACATGTGACGCTTCCTCCGCTTTACGGCGAAGGTCTTGCGCTTGTTCTAAATTATATCCAGCACGATAACCAAAGTTATCAAATTTACTTGTATCTTTCGGATTAGTAAATTTTATGTTGGAAATGAAAGTCACTTGTTGCTTCTTCCTCTTTGACCCACAGGATGGGCAAACAACATCTTTATATTTTCCAGAAGAATCAAAGTTTGTCAATGAGTCGTATTCTTTTTTACATTTCAAACAGGCAAAACTATATGTTGGCATAATTACTCCAAAAAATTAACCGAAGGCATCGGCCTTCGGTTAATAAAGTAAACACAAAAATAATTGTTACTAATTAAAACAATTCGTTTACCATTTTTTTCAGATTCGAATAAATTTTCTTAATGATTGTCAGTTTGTTTTTCGTAGTACGAAACGACCATAGCCAATCTTTACTAGCAACAGATATTGCATCATGTAAAATTTTCTCATCAACATCGCTTCTGAGAATATCTGTCTGCTCTTGCTGTGCCATGATTATTTGATCCTCTATAGGCATGTCCTTTTTCTTTTTCTTGCCAGAATCATCATCAAAACTATCATCAAAAGGAAAATCAAATCTATTTCCCATAATCGGCCTCCCTCATGAGCTAAAAACAATCAATTCATTTTTTCTATCTTTTCATTCGCCCAATCTTGCTGAGTGCCAAAAGTATTTATTAAAACAACGAACACAGATTGTAACAAGATGTTACAATCGGTATTAATTGATATCGTATTTTATATTTTAAACAGGCTTTTTCTTTTTTTATACAGAGGACCGAAGTGTGGACTCACATGTTTAGTCTTTGATCTAGTAATCAAAGCACGATGCGTACTTCTATCCCCACCATGATTATTGAAATTCTTTTCACTTAAAACTAAAAATTCTTTAAATGTCATTGTGCTCCCATGACAAGATTTTGAAGAACCTTTTTTTGCCTTGGGTCTCTAACATATTTGTCAATAGCAAGCTGATTTTTAGGATCAAGCTTCGCTGGTGGCTTTGGAGCATTTGCCTTGGCTGCTTGATTTTTTGCGATATCTCCCAAAGCTTTTGCCATGCCCTGTAAATCAAAAAATGATGCATCTTCATGGTATTGTTCTTGAACCCAATCTTTAAAGTTTTTCATTTAAGAATTCCCTTCACTTTTTGCATCTGTTTCTTTATTTACTAACCAATTAGCAAAATCTAATTTTTTGGATGGCAACGCTATCTTGGTTTTTAATCCAAAGTATCCACGAATTATTTTTGCGACTTGTTTTTGTCCCATAGGTGTCTTAGGGTCTTCGATAACATCATCTAAATCCTTGATTAGCGTGACATCATAAGGCATTGCACATGGGTTTTTGCTTCCGGGTAAGGCTGCTTTGACAGCATCGAGTCCTATCAAACCGCAGTCTCTATAGCCTATATCGTGAGTTTTACATGCTGCATCCACAGGGTTGATTGGGGACTTGGCAAATCCCTTCTCATCATATGGTCCGGGACCACAGAAGTTGCCGTAACGCATAGTTGAAAAATTAAACATACTATATCTATATATTTTGAGGTAAAAATGTTAAACTTTAGAGAATGGGTTTCCTACCATAAAATACTAAATGAAAATTATATTATTGAAGACACAGAAGTAGTATCATTGCCTCCCAAGGTTTTATGGATCACAGGCATGGCAAGCACAGGTGATGGACCAAAATTTCTCAACAACATGGGCTACGACTGTAAAGCGATAAGCACCCTCACAAGTAGAAAAGCTGCGTACATAGGAAGATTTGAGCGCTATGCTTGGGCAAAAATGTTCTTGCAAAAAAAGGCCGAAAAACTTGGCAAGGCTCATATGGCTGCAAATGTTGAAAAACACAATAAAGAAATTGACGAATTTGAACCGGATGTAATTGTTGGAACTAGCCAAGGCGGTGCTGTGGTTATGGAAATTATTGATCAGCATCCAAATGCCAAAGTTGTTTTAGGCAACCCTGCTTGGAAAATCTTCCATGCTGATCCAAGCAGACTACCTCACGATACTATTGTCATAGCTGGCAAAAAGGACTGGACTGTACCATATGATGATTCTGTAGAATTGGCAGAAAAATATGGTCTTGAACTTATTTCATTTGATGGTGGACACTCAGTTCCATGGGCAGAAATCGTAAAACAAGTCAACCGTCAGCTTGTCAGGCTTGGCATCACACCTCCATCAAAACCTATACCTGCTGAGATTTTATCTTGGTGATGATGTTTGTTGTAGACATGTTGCCATAAGTTGGCGCAAAACGAACTTCTTTGCAAAACTCTCTGCCTATGACAACTTTATTCTCATATTCTGCACCTTTTACTATTACATCCGGCTCTATTGATTTTATTATTTCAATTGGTGTTTCGTCATCAAACACAATAATATAATCAACAAATTCCAAATTTTCTAGCAAAGCCAACCTGTCTGCCAACTGCATAATTGGTCTGTTTTCCCCTTTTATCTTTCTAACACTTTCATCAGAATTTATAGCAACACAAAGTTTATCTCCCTGCTGAGAGGCATATTTCAAACTCGATAGATGGCCCCCGTGCAACAAATCAAAACATCCATTCGTGAAAGCTAATTTGAAATTGCGATTGAACAAAACATCAGGACATGTGACAATTTTACTACCTGTAGCTTGCCACAACTCCGCTGGGCTCAACGGTCTATTCAATTCTCTTTTAACATAAATAGCACCAGCTTCGAAGGCTATCTCGCAAGCATCTTTCATGCTAAAGCCTCTAGCTAATGCCATAGATAGAAAACAACAAAAACAATCTCCAGCGCCTATAACACTTTTTGGATCAGAAAAAGAATTTTTCGATCTATATTCAAAATAATCAGCCTCTTTGCCAACTACACCTTGTCCACCTTGTGTAATTACAACTGAATCACATCGGAGAGAATTCATAAAATAATCAATTTGATCATGCCAATTCTTTCTATCGCTTAACTGTTTTGCTTCAATAGAATTCGGTTTGAAAACTGTACAATCTTGCCATAAGTCAATGTTGCTGTTTTTTGGATCAACAACAGATTTTGATTTTTTAAAAAATTTTCTAAACCAAGGATAAGAAAACATTCCTTTGTTGTAATCAGAAAAAACATTCAAGTCGCTATCTGGAATGTTCAAATCAAGCAAGTGCTTTTTAATATCATCTAATCCAAAATTTTCTTTTTCAAAATCCCACCGGCAAATTGGAATGTTTTGCGAATACAATCTCTTTTTGCTTGGTATAGAAATGCTTCCGACAACTTTGCTATAATTTGTTTTTATGCCCCTAGAATCATAAATTATTTGTGCCAAATTAGAAAGCAAACAAATCAATTCAAAATTCACATTGAAATACTTAAACTGAAACGCAACATTTGCTGCCCCTCCCGGTATCATTCCAGATATGGGACTTTCATCAACGCTTTTATAGACAGGAATTGGAAACTCTGGACTAATTCTGTTTACAGCGACATCGTAGTACTCATCAATTAACGGATCACCGATAACATTAATAGTTATCTTACTTTTAGCATCGTGTTCTAGAAATTTTTTGATGATGTTCATATAATTAAAAAAAGTGTGGCCTACAAAAATTATAGGCCACACTTCAACCAGAAATAAGGAGACAAATTACTTAATGAACAGATGCTGGCTCACCCAGCGCATTAATATAGTGCAAACTTCGAAATAATAATTTTTATTTTATTTTTTACAACTGTTTCGAAACAATACCATATATAAACATGAGACAGGAGCGAACATGAGAATATTTTTTTTATTAATGACATTCCTGCTTTGGGTAAATCTAGTTGCAGCACAAAATAAGGTAAAAGATTTAGAATTACCTCCAAGTGTAGAACTTGACGCAAGCAAAAAAACACACACAATCGAAGGAAAATGCCAAGGTGTTATAAAATGGCTTGTTGCTAGCGATATCAAAACAAAATATACAATAGAAGAAAATAAAAACACAATTACAATTCAACTACCATCATCCGGGTCAGTTGATGTGATTGCTATCGGCATAATTGAAGGCAAGCCAACAGAGTTTGCAACAACTAAAATTAGAGTCAAAGGCGAAGACAAAAAACTCCCATTAGTTGAAAAAAAGCCACCCACAATTTACGCATTTGTTGATTTTAAAACACTATCAGATAAAAAATTAAATCTTTTTGATACAATATACCAAAATAAAAAAATTAATTTTGTTTGCAACGATTTATCTTCACCATTATTAACTCAACCAAAATTTAGAGAATTATATCAAGAAGTATCTGGAAATTCATTGCTTGTGGTTGAAGACGATTCTGGAAAAATTATTTTGTCACAAACAGTTCCTAGCAACGACCAAGAACTTTTAGAAATAGTAAAGAGATACTATTAATAAGCTAACACACTTACCTTGGAGAATCTATGGAAACAAAAACACAAATGTCGATGGCTGAACAAACCCAAGTCCAAAGCGATGCAGTTGCTATGGGCATGGCACCAACTGATGTAGCCGACATCATTTCAAAATATGGCCCAGATGTTATGTCCACCATGGTAGAAGGTCTAAAGAGCGGATTCAGCGTCCCTTTCATTCTTGAGTTATTCCGTCTTTTTGGACCACTATTTTTGGACTTTGCTATTTCTTTATTTACTGAAAAGAAAAAGATGGGCATGACTGAATCTGATGAAGAAGTGGAATTAGAAAAACTTCTTAAGGGAAGCCCCGTACAAGGGTTACCCGAAGAGCTAGTAAAAGTTCTTTTCACCAAACTGCTGCCATATGTAATCAAGAAGTATGGCCCAGATATGCTTGCTGCCGTCATAACTGCTATTGATAAGTATACAAAAGAAGACTAGTAGAATAATAGAATAGGAGATTTTTATGTTTGCATCATTAGTATTATCGTGTTTTTTATGTTTGGGGCAAGCAGATATTACTTTGCCACCAAGCACTAAAGCCGAAGTTGGTGTTTTTGTTCCAATCACAGCAACCACAAAAGGAGAAATTGTTCAATTTGTAGCAATTGATCCCGGACTATCGATATTTCCAGCTAATTTATTGGTTGATAAGAAAACCACAGTCGTTGTCAGCGCTAAACCCGGAAAATATCGTGTGTTAGCATACACAAGCATAGAAAATAAACCATCATTGCCAGCTTATACATTGGTAATAGTTGGAAATCCAGACGAAAATAATAACAACAACAATAACAACAATAATAACAATAACAATAATAATAACAATAACAACAATAATAACAATAACAACAATAATAACAATAATAATAATAATAACAATAACGACAATTTAGTTGATGAGGGATTTTCGAGTTCAATCAAAAGTATTTTTGGAGGCCTGCAAGAATCTGATAAGGTTTCGAATGTTAAAAAACTAGCTACAGTTTATTCTCTTTCGGCAACTGAAGCCGACAATAAAAACCATAAGACTGTTGGCGATCTACTTGGAGCTTATAAATCTATACTTTTCAAAACTATGCCTCCGGGAAGAATTCAGCCAATCAGAGATTCGATTAGTGACTATTTGGATTCCAAGCTAGGCACAGACCCAAATCTAATCAATACAAATCTTGACGATCAAACTCGCAAGAAAATGAAACAATACTTTTTATTGATATCTAATACTCTTGGAGGATTAAATGGCTGATGATATAGATAACGACCTCCCACCAGAAGGTGTTGCATTTGGCTGGGTAAATGATCCAGTTGCAGTTTCCGAAGTAGTCCAAACACTTCCATACAAATCATTTGATGAAACTCCAGCATATAAATTATTTGCAGATGAGCTTCCTGATCGTTGCTATCTTTGGGACTTTGCTAGACAAATAACTGGAAAGTTACTGCCTCCAGCAAACCAAGGGCAAGTTGGCAGTTGTGTAGCTTTTGGAACAGCAAGAGCTATAGAATATAGCATATGTGCCGAAATAGTTAATGGCCAAAATGAAGAATTTGCTAAACTTGTTGAAGAAGTTATATATGGAGGATCAAGAGTTGAAATAGGTGGAGGAAGATTAGGATATGGCGATGGAAGCATAGGTGCTTGGGCAGCTTCTTTTGTGAAAAAATATGGCATTATAGATCGTAAAGTTCATGGAAAATATGATTTCACCAAGTATAGTGAAACACGATGCAGAGAATATGGTAAGTATGGTGTGCCTAATGATATCGAACCTGAAGTAAAAAAACATCCTGTAAAGGAGACGGTTCTTGTCACAAACACAGATCAAGCGATGAAAGCTCTATATCAGGGGTGGGGCATTGCAATTTGTAGTGGCCAAGGATTCACTATGCGCCGTGATAGTAACGGTATATGCCGTGCTAGCGGATCATGGGCACATTGTATGTGTCTGTGCGGATGGACAACGATAGATGGTAAAATTTACTTTAGAATAGATAATAGCTGGGGGGCTAATGCCCACACCGGACCTACTGGCCCCGGTGATCCCGGTCCAGAAGGATTTTATGCAGCTGCTAGCGTTGTAGATAATATGCTGGCAGAAAAAGATAGCTTCGCTTTCTCTGCTGTCGAAGGGTTTCCGCTTCGTAAAATTCGTTGGTGATACAAGTACAAATAAAAAAGCCCCCATAGAATTTCTATGGGGGCTTTTTTATTTAACAATTAGACTTCGTAGCCAAGCTGCTTTGCTTTATCTTGCCATTCATTTTGCTCTCTTTTGTTTTCAGTACTTATTGAACCAACCAAAGAAACGATTCCTTTTTCATTATTAGATCGATTGTAGTTCTTCAGAGCATCAACCTCCAACTTAGTTAATTTCATGGCTCCACGCATTATGTGGTAGTCTTCCCATGCTTCAATAGTGTGAGGTACAAGAGGACGAATCAAATCAAGTATTGCATTGGCATAAACCTGAATTTCATATTGAGCATGACTGTCAGCCCTTAAAGCAAGAAAATGCAATAAGTTATGCAAGTCCTGTTTCCAATACCATTCTGTATAAAGATTCAAGGGAAGAATCATTCTTGCCTGTTCCCTTGAAATACCACAATCAAGCATGTCCATATACCACTTATATGATTCTGAACATTGATCAGCTATAGCCTGAACATACTTTTGAGCTTCAGTAATATCAACAAAACCATCCGATCCCTGTTTATTTGTTTTGGATTGCATTCTAAGTTCCTCTGCCTTGGGAAAATAGAATTCATCCTTCATGACAGAGTAACGACCACTTATTTCATTCAAAGATACTGTTCTATGCCTAATTGCTTGTCTAGCAATGAATATAGGCATCTTCATGTGTAGTTTAAATTCTATGCCTTCAAACGGGCTTGTATGAGCATGTCTCAATAAGAATCGTATTAATCCCCTGTCCTCGTTAATACTCTTTGTACCATCACCATAAGAAACTCTTGCCATCTGCGCTATTGCATAATCACATGTTTGCCCGTCTGGAATAATCCTCGGCATAACATCAACAATCTCAACAAAACCCTTATCTAAACAATCAATTCTTCTAGTTTTCAGAAGATCGAGCGCATCCATTTGTTTTTCCCTATGAAATAAAAAAACGGGATTTTAAGGAAATCCCGCAAACCTTTAACACATATGTGTTGACCCCTTGATTTTCCTATATTAAAAATTATCAAACCGAACAGTTAAAGTCAATAATAATAATTACAAAAAACTATTAAAAGGGGCCGAAGATAACATAGTTACCCTCTTTGTTTTTTTTCACTAAACCGCATGGTATGTATTGGTCCAGCCAATCCAAATTTTTTGATATTTGCAAATATTCTTCTAAAAATTTGACCGCCACCAAAAAGTTTCATAGGAACATGAGCGACATTAGCTGTACTCGTACCAACTTCTTTCAATTTAAGCCATTCCGAAAATTTCATGCTGGTGCCCCTCCAATTCCCGGCATTGCACCTGCTCCACCTGCACCCGTGGATGGAAATCCTAGAGTCATTAAGTCTGCTGCTGTATCGGTGTCAATCCATCCAGTCTTCTTTTTTAAAGCATTTGGGTTTTGTGAATTTTTATAATACGCTGCTGTATTTTTATTTTGCAGTATGTTTGGATCAACCTCAAAAGAAGCCCCAACTACACGCTTTCCTTTAAGCTTAGGGTTCATTTTAGCGACAGCAGCGGAATACTGATTTTTACCAATCACTTTCCCTAGCAAATAACTGCCAGTATTAACAGCATCAGGTATATCTTTTTGATCGATACCAACAACTGTTGTCAATGCTTGAAAAGGAGGCCCTTTGTCTTTGTTGGGGTCGTTTTCATCAGCTTCCAGAAAAGACTTAAAATTTAAGACTGTCATGTTAATATATATGCTTATGAATACAGTAAATAGCAACACTATAGGATTCAAAGCTTTTTTCGATGCAATATCACAAAAAGAAGCAACTGAAAACGATATTCTTGGATTTTTGGCAGGCAAAGGCCTATCCATGTTCTTCAAATTCAAAGATAAAAATACAGGCAAGCAGCATTTATATGGCTCTAACGAAGATGACAGAATTGCGTATTCAATCATGAAAAACCCACGCAAAGAAGACCCTGTTGATAAATACGAATACTTTGGTGGAGTTGATTTAGAAGCTGCTGTCAAAGACCCTTCTAATATGCAACAAAGACCTTTTACAAAAGGTGATATTCCAAGCATCACAATAATAGAGGATAAAAAAGATGTGGCAAAAGAGCTTGCCAAGATAAAAGATGCTAAAACTTATATTCCTTATGAGGACAGCGGATCATCACTTACTGACAGATTATGAGCATCAAAAACACAAGAGACTATGTTTGCTTTGTCTGCTTCGAAGGATTTGAGGATATCGATTCATTCAGAGATCATATAATCACAAACCATGAAGAAGGCACAGATTTTATATTCTGCCCACATTGCAAATTTCCACTAAGAGAGCTTAAAACTCATCTGGCTTTGAAACACCCAGAACTTCAAATACCAAAAGACTATCCAACTAAGCCAATTATACTTCGTGATATTAAAAAGCAAAAAAAGAAAAAACCAGCTTACAAACAAGGCAATTATTTTAGTAAAAAAAACAACAAGGATTTATTTTTCAGATCAGGCATGGAACTAGAATTTTATAAAATACTAGAAGATAAAACCGATGTATCAAAATATAATGTAGAGCCAATTGAAATCGACTACATATTTGAAGGATCATCCCATCGATATATCCCAGACATACTAGTTGAATACAGCGATGGGAAAAAACAATTGTGGGAAATTAAACCATTCCATCAAAGAAAGCTGCCAAAAAACCAAGCTAAATGGAAAGCAGCAAACGAATACTGCAAACGCAGAAACTGGGAATTTATCGTCCTCACCGAACGAGGACTGAGACTGTTCAAAAAAGGAAGAAATCCGGTCTAAGCAAGATTGTTTGCAATAGGAACCAAAATACTTCTAGACTTCTTGAGAAATGTCAGTTTATCTGATTCATTTCGTATAAAAACATCGAAATACTCAAGTCCAGCAGGGGCATCCATGAGATTATTCTTGTTGATAACACCGTCAATTAAATGATCCTTTGCATAAATGATCAATGGTTTTAACTGTGCCTCTGAAGGGTTAGGATCGTTATTCAAAAATCCATCTCTGTAAATTAAAACATTTATTCCTTTATTTTCTCTTACACTTTTTGCCTCATTAATATATCTTCCGTCAGAAATAATAGTATTCTTATTTCTCGCTTCTCTAAGAGCAATTTTTATCCAAATGTCTGGGACAATTTGCCTGAAGCCATCTCCTATATTTTGAAGACCTTTCCGAATTGGTAATAAAAACCCCGGAGGTGGCTCATCGATTCTTTTCCATTTTTCAATAAATTCACGATCTACATCAAAGGAACGGCAAAAAGTATCTTTTACGGCGTTAGCAAATGCTCCACGCTCCCATTTATTTTCGGATTTTTCATTCAAGGCTAATGCCAAATCATCACATAAAGCATCTTTTCCGTTTGCCAGTTGACCGTAGACAGCAATTAATTTCATTTTTTTCTCTCTTAATTAAAATAACTATATTGAAATTTTAACATAGAGAGGAATGTCGTGTCAATAAAAATAAGCAATCAAACATTTGGTCTCCCATCAATCACATTCAAAGTATCAAACATAGATTTTCCTAAAATACTTTCTCAATCTTCTCCAGACGGCAACATGGAAAACATTTTATTACAGCTTAAAGCTCAAACTGTATGGATACCTTATGTTCCTAGACCTTTAAAATATGGGGATACATTTACCCTCCATGAATTTGAAGCTTTGGAAACCTATAATAACTTTATAGGCAAAGAGCCAAAAATTCTTGAGGTTGTACATAATGGATTCGATTTCAAATAAAGTAAAAAAAATATGCAATAACTGTTTGCTTTACAATAGAGCAAATTCAACATGTAAAGTTGCAGTATTGATCGAAGGTGATGAATACCACCTTCCAGTTGATCCGGGAGATAGTTGCCATATGGACGAACTTGGAATCGAAATCAAACAAGTAAGGTGGTGGGTAGAAGATGAAAACGGAAATCCAACTGATGGTGATGGAAAAGTGAAAATTGAATATCCAAATGATTTTTTTGGACCTGAAGATATGGTCACAAAGTAATTTTAAATACTTCCTTCTAAATACTTTTTTAGTGTATCTGGCTTCAATCCACATACTTTAGATGCTTCTTCTAATTTTTGTAATACATCTTTTTTATTCTTGAAACCCTTTTCATATAGTTTTTCTGCTTTGATTTTACCAATTCCCTTAACTTCTATCAGATCAACTAACTTAGCTGGAACGCCATGTTGCATGCGTTTTTGCAGAACATCAAAAAACTGTTTTTGATTCCATCCTTTTGCTATTGAATCTATCCCCTTAAGAATTTCAGATACTCTTGGGAAATCGTTTTGTAAGTTTTTGTATACTGAAATATGTCTGGCCTCATATCTACCGTTCATAATTTTGTAATACAGAAAGGCAATTTTCAAAACATTCTCTGGATATTGTTTTGTTGACCTCTTGCTTATCGCACTAAGAAATTTTTCCATTTCGTTTTTATCTTCTTTAGATAAATTTCCAACTAGATTTGATGATGTATTTGCCAAAGCTAAAGACAGATCAATATCATAAATTTGTTGATTTTGAAATAGTTTGTTGAAGTTTGAAGACCAGTTTGCAACATCATATGGGTTAGCATAAAACAAAGCGGAGACCTTACCGAGTCCTTTAATGAAAAAACTTTGTGTTGCATCATCTATGCCTATTATTCCAAGCATAACCAAACGAGATACTGTTTTCTCTAAAATGCTGTCACTTAGTTTTTTATTCTGAAATGATGCTAAAGTCTTGGAAAACCATGTTTTTATATCGTCAATATTTTTAACATTTTCCACATGAATTTCATAGACTATATGAAATGCTAATGTGTCATAGGTCGTTAAAGCACTTATCGCAAGCATACGAGATTCTATATTTTGTGGTGTCAAAACAACCTTTTCTAGCTCTGTTCTTCTATTAGCAGGGAATAAAATATATGCGTCCCCTTGGGGATCAAATGCTGGGCGGCCTGCTCTTCCAATCATTTGCAAAACATCATATGACGGAACTACTTCATTTCCTCTAGTAACTCCTGCAATAATCACTCTTCTTGCTGGTAAATTAACGCCCCACGCTAATGTACTAGTTGCTACCAAAACTCTAAATTCTTTGTCTGATTTGAATTTTGTTTCCAGCTTTTCTCTCTGATCTTTATCTAAATTTGCGTTATGAAATTCAGCCTTGATATTTTTTCTTTTGAGTTCTTCAACGAATGTCTCTCCAATTTTCTTGGCATGAACAAAAATAAGAAACTTGTCGCTGAAATGCCTAAGTACTAATTCACAGGCTTCATCAATCATTTCGTAAATTGATGATCTGACACCTGATTGATCGTCGTATGTTTTTGTGTGAATATTCAAAACGCAAGGCCTATACTTGCTTTTGATAATGTATGTTGGTTTTTGATTCAAGGATACTGACATCCATTCAGCTATTTCATGCACATTAGGCAAAGTTGCTGACAGGAATACCATTCGACATTGTGGGTTTATTGTAGAAAAATTCATTAGCGCTGCTTCTAGATGATCTCCACGACCCTCTACTGTTAGCAGGTGAGATTCATCTACAACGCATACCCCTATGTTTTTAACCCAATCTTGATTTTTCTTACTAGTCCTTAACTTGTGGTTTAACATTTCCGAAGTCATTATTATGACATCAAAGCTATCAAAATCGTTTAATTTGTTATCTTTCTTATAATCACCTGTAAATATGCCGATTTTCAAGTCTGAAAAATGATGTGAAGCATGCGTCCAGTCATAATATTTTTCATTAGCCAAGGCTCTAAGAGGACACAAAAATAAAAACTTTTTTCTATTTTTTCTTATTTCATAAGACCCATACATTTCTGATATTACTGTCTTACCAGCACTTGTAGACGCTGCAATCAAACAATTACAGTCTTTTTCAATAGTTTCAAATATTGAAGATTGAACTATATTGAAATTTTCAAAAGGCCATTTCGCAAACTTATGATTTGAGGTTGCAACTAGATTGTTTACTTCTATTAGTTCAATTGTTTGGCTCATGAATTAATTATCGAACAAATCAGCAAAATGTCAATAGAAAAGCCGGATTCCCGAAGGAATCCGGCAAATTGAGTCAGGGTTGGAAATCACCACCTTTCAAGGGAAACGACTCAATTATACGAGTTGTTCGGACCTGAATCCTCTTTTATCATACTCTTTCAGCAAGAAGTATGTAAGCATATCTGTCAACTTATCAAATTCCTCATTGTTTTTTGCATTTGATAAGCAGTAGGATGCAGGGTTAAGTTCATTTTCATCAAGCTTCAAAGTATCTAGATAATTCAAAGCTTCTGCAAAATCATCTTGATACCTATAGTGTAGTCTGCTACACAGGAAATTAAGATCACCATCACCCAGAGTATGTGCAAAAGTTTTGAATACAGACTCTGGTTTCTTACTTGCCATGAGATTTCTCCATGTCAATTTTAAAAAAAGAAAAATTAGCAGATTTGCTAACAGCCAATTGGACAAAGTTTATTGATTACAGAACCCTTATGAGCCTTGCAATAAACTCTGTAAAATTATATGCAAATAATTGGTCGATGTTAGAATATGACAAAAAAATTCAAGGAAATAAAATAATGATCAGCAAAACCATAATAGAAAAACATGGTTTAGTTTTCTGGGTAGACTTTGAAGTGCCAATAGAAAACAAAGTAGCTATTGGCACTATTCAATTCTGCCAAGAATTATCTGGTAATTACCGTATAGAACAAATAGTTGGTAATTTATTTTATAGTCCTTAGACTACATTCACTTGTCTTATGGATATACCATCAGAATCAACAAATGTTTCATCTAGAACTATCGCTTTGTCTTCGTCTTCAAATCGAATACCAAGATTGTAGCTATCGATAACAGCTGCTCTGTTCTCTTTTTTAGCAATAACCCAACAGTAATCATCTGACTTCAGAATTTTTCCGTTTTCACTTTCTTCCGTGATCCCTATCTCTAGAAGAACTCCATCTGGTAGCCTTAACTGAATGTGCCCATGTTTTAAAAGATGGTTGATGAGCAAGGCCTGAATCTTGTCTGTTTTTTTCATTGAAGTGTCCTTTATAAAAAAGACTACTATATTTATGCTATACAGACATAAAACTAAATTAATGCTGATCACTTATATAAGCAAATTTTCTTCCCATATAATATTTATACTCAACTTCCTCCTCAACTAGTGGCAACGGCTCACCATTTTCATCCTCTACCTTGGTCCAACAAAAAACTGTAGTGCCTTCTCTTACAAATGAAAAAAAGATATTTGAATCTTGATTCCCTAAAATAGATATTCCAACCTTGAACACAATATGAAATGGCAAGGTAAAAAGATTCTTACTAAAAATCTGAATGCTTCTGACTATACTTTTCTCAATTTCTGTCTCTGTGTAAAACACACATATGTTATATCCGTCTAAATCAACATTCCATAATCTGTAAGCATTGAACCTTTTTTCTACTTCATAGCTCATTTTAAAAGATGAAAAAGGTCGCATGACCTTAGCCCAGAGTTTGCAAAGATCGACCATCTCTATAAAATTTTTTGATTTCAACATTATATTTTTCCTTGCAACTCTTCTATGAGGTTTCTGATACTTGGTTTACAATATTGAATTATTTGCTTCCAAATATTCCCATCATGTAAATGCTCATTCAATGTTTCATTCAGTCTAGATATTACCCATAGAATAACATCATCTTCATCAAAAAAATCATGAATGTTGAGGAATTTGTTTACTTGATCAATATTTGCATAACTAATATCACCTATAAATGTTGATTCGTAATTCAATTTTTTACATCTTTCAACAAAACATAGAATTAACTTACACCAATTTATGGCATCATCTACATCCATGCAAGCATCATTTCCCATAATCCTAAATTCAACTGTCTTCCTCTTTTCCTTTTTATAATGGAAAAAATTTATAGCAAAATATTTATTTTCACTTAATATCTCCATGCATTTTTTTATTGTGACTCTACATGAGCCATCAAACTCATAGTAAAATCCTAGCGGTTTGCAGTATCTGTTCAACCACCTGTTTTTCTTAGTCAAGAAAAAGAAAAAATGCTCAAATTGAATCCATCTCGCAACTAAAGCGCACAAATCTTTTTCATCAAAGTCCTCAACCTCTACATGTAAGTGCAAGCTACATCTATCGTCGGCAGCAATAGACTTGTGGCTTAACAAGCCCTCAATTACTTTACGAATTTCTAACAAGGCATGGTAAGGCTGATCCGGCGGGCTGCATACTTCAAGACCACAACTAGAGTCTGGTTTGACAATCCAATGATCATTATTATTTGTTTGATGCCATTTATTAATATCAACACTTTTTCCAAGTGTATTTTTGATTATGTCTCCAAAAACATAAATACCATTAGGCAGATTATTTTCCGAGCTTGAACGACTGAGCCGATCAAATGAGTTGTATTCTAATTCAACTCCCATCCTTCTAGAACAAAAACTAAACATTTGCAAACCTTATAGATTTGTACTTATAATATTATAACCATAAAGAAAGGCAATATAATGTCACAGAAAATTTGTTTGATGCTCACAACGAAAGAAAATAGAAAATTTTTCATATCAAGAAAATACCTCAAACAACTAATTGATTTTTCGGAAAATTTTGGATGCAATATTTCTATTGTCAAAACTGATACAAAAAACATCAAGACAATTCAAGATTTCATAAAATTACTTTGCAATCAAAACTATACGGATAATAACTCAAGTTATGTAATTATGAAAAAAAATCTACAATTAAAAAAAAGACAAAATACTAAAGCAAAAAAGATAAGAGATACAATCGAAAAAACATTCATGCAAAATCAAAAAACTAGCCTTGAAGAAATCAAGAAACTTTTTTTTGCAGAAAATATTTCTACAAGTAGCCTATCAACACACTTTTCTGAAGTGCGAAAAAAATTGAGCATTCGTGGAATTCAAATTGAAATGGTCAAAAAAGGCACTTATATGATCAAATCCTCTCCTTGATCATGTCTGCAACATTTGATAATGTTAAATTAGCAGAATCTTTTTTATTCATATCAAGTTTAATATTGAACTTATCTTCAAGATTATATATCAAATCAACAATATCCAAACTATCAACTCCTTTGCTGGATAAGCAGATGTCGAAATCTTCAGGGCACAATTTTTCGTTGAATATTTCGAAATAAACTTCTTTGATGCCGTCTTGAACAGTAGTCTGGGCTTGCATACCTTTCCCCCAAAAAAACAAGGACTCCCGGCATTGTACCGGAAGTCCTTGTTTTTTGCAACAATCAAGGTTCAGCCTAGAATGTTATCAATCTCTTCGTCATCCCCATCGCCAGCATCAAATGCTTCAACATCAGGATTGTCAGTAGCATTGATTGCCTCTTTGAATGGCTCAAGATATTCCAAAACCTCCTCAGATGAGCTAGCATCGATCAAGGACGGACATTCTGTTAGCACTTCAATAGGAACATCATTTCTTTCCATACTTGATTTAAATTTAAAACCTTCTTTTCCGTTTGCATATTCCGGCCTGACTGTAAAGTTGCCAGCACCTCCAGCTACTATTCTATCCGCATCTAGCAGGGCTCCCAGAAGCCCGCCAATAGGATTAATTCCTTTTTCGAAGAATAGAGGAATGTTCTCAACCTCAATAAAAGGTCTAACACTCCTGTTTTTCTTGTTGCTAATTTTGATGTTGATGCCGATACTTTTTTTCTTCGCAAGTCCCGGCACTTTTTCTTCAATCTTTTTCTGCGTTTGAGTGCGAAATCTCAAAGATGCATAAAAAGGCAAAGAGTTGCCCCCGCCTGCGGTTGTTTCAGGATTTCCGTATAGAACTCCAATTTTATCTCTAATCTGATTCATAATCACAACACTAACATTGTTTTCTTCCATGATAGTATTGAGTTTTCTAAGCTCCTTGCTACAAATCTTTGCCCGTTCTCCCGGCTGCTCATTACCGCCAACTATGCGTTTAAAATCAGCCTGTGTATATCCTTCAGGCAGATCAGTCTCCCTGAATTCTCTGGCACAAGGGCTAACAGAAATAGAGTCATAAACTATTACAATAGGCTTATCAGCATATTTCTTGTTGCTACGAATATGCTCAATTGCAAGATACATGACATGGAAACACTTTTCTAGCGTTTCTGGTGTGTATCTAACAATTCTATTAAGGTCAGCGTGAGAGGCCTTCTTAATGAAATCCTTGTTTATGGCGTTTTCACTATCAATCAATATCGGTATGCCACCAAGCTTCTGACAACCGAAGAGTAAATTAGTCCCCAATAACGACTTTGATGAAGCGCTGGGGCCGAATATCTCTGTTAAACGACCACCGGGAACGCCACCTTTGATAAACCTTCCTGAACAACAATAATTAATTGCTAAATTGCCAGTATCGATATAATAGTTGGAGGCTTTTTCAGATTCCCCTACTACCTCACCGCCAGTATTGCTTGCGAGGCTTGCAAAAATATCGTCATCGCCAGCATCAGCTTTTTTTGCTCTTGCCATCTCAAATCTCCTAAATTTTTAAAAAAAAGAATACGAAAGGACGCACCAAGGAGCCAAACAACTCCTTGGTGCGGGTAAATTAATATCAGCCTAGCTTATCGAGGGCAGCTTGCAGTTCGTCATCCATTCCAAGATTGATTAAATCCTCGATCTCGGACTTGGGAGCAGCTTTGGCAACAGGTTTAGCTGCTGGCGTTGCTGCTTTTACAGCTGCGGGTTGTGGTTTAGCTGACTTGGGGGAATCATCTTCCCAGTCAGCCTTTTCATTGCCACCGTTGAAGAATTCAGCCATTGCAGCAATGATTTCTTCCCTAGGCAACAACACCCTGAAACTGTCAAGATCATGGAGATTTGCAAGCCATGATTTGATTTCGGAATCTGTGCCAAGAGGAGAAATGTCCTCAAAGCTACTTTGAGCATAGTCAGGGTATTCAAACCCACCGTTGCCTTTCTTGATTTTCTTCACCAATCGGAAGTCTCTGCCTTCAGATGGATGGAGAACATTGCCAAGCTTCTTCAAGCCGGTTATTTGATTTCCATTGATGGAATCAATTATGATGGTCTGCAAGGTCTTCCCGCAAGAAAATACCTTGGGGCCAACATTGGTGTCCATGGAATTGGTTTTTGGATTCAGCTGTTGGCGCACAATCGTGTTCCAGTAAAATCGCTCGATTGGCTTGATGCCACGGGCGGTATTCTGGGTACGGATTTGCTCATCACCATGTTGGTTGTTGGCAATCTTCCACAATTCACCATATTTTTGGCAAATTGGGCAGTCATCCTTCGGGTTGTTTGTGGGATTCAACCACATAAAACCTTTTGGAGTCTTGACTCTTTGGCGAAGGCAATGAAAAGTTTTTGAATTGGGGTATTCACCAAGACGGTGAATTCTTGTGGCGCAGAAATGCCACTTGCCTTTTAGGGCTGGGAGCAACCGAAGAAGGACATATCCTTCTTTTTCGGGCATCTTAACAAAGTTATCCATCGCTGTGGTTTCTTTGTTAAGGGCAGCAGCCTCTAGGCCCATTTGCTCCATGTTAATATCTTCAATTTCGTAACTCATGTGTAAACCTCGTAAAAAAAGTAAAAAAAGTAAAATTTGTCAAGTTGATTGCCTGCATTCAACGAATGCATTAAAACAAACAACTTAAATTATTGTATTATTATCACGCCAATTTTCAATCAGAATTTTTCTGATTTTGTAAAGATTCTTCTTTTTCCTTTACAGCAGCAAGCATTTCCTTTTGAAGTTCAAGTTGTTCTTTTACGCTTTCAACATTCTTCTTGTTGTCTGGGTTTTCTTTCAAATATTCTTCTTCCAAAGCTTCAAGAATTTTCATGTTATTTTCAAGTCTTTCCTTTATCTCTTCAGCGGAAAGATTCAAATTTTGTTTTTTTGCAAAAGCTCTTTCATAAGCTTCATCTCTTTCACGGACGAGCTTTGCCTCTCTTCGGGCTTCGAGCCTCTTCTCAATAATTTTTTTCTTAACAGCTTTTTGACGAGCCTTCTTCTTCTGTAACTTTTTTCTTTCTTTGCTCATGGCATCACCTCAATTTTGGAACACTACCGTCTTTAACAACACCACTCCAGTTCAATCTATTGTCAACACTAGATTTTGATCTTGACGAAAAATCAACTTCACTATCTCCAATTAAATTAATATCATCTGATACAAAAAGTTCATCATTTACATGTACTGTATTTCCAAGATCATCAACAGTCTCGATAATTAATCCAACTCCATTCATAATTAGTTTTTCTGAAAATACCGGATACCTTTTGTCAATAGTGAACTTATAAGGAAACTTTTGTCTTGCCTCTGCTGTCAGCGGGGCAAAAACAACTGTTTTTATAACTCTTTTTTGTTTTGGAGGAGGCGGTGCAGATGCTAGATTGATGTTGGTTTGTTGCACAACAGGCGCAGGCCTTGGAACCAAGTCAGGCTGTGGCGGTGCGACAGGATGGTGCTCTGGTAAATGTTTGTGCCCTAATTCTGGAACATCAGGCGCTGCATCTGTATCTTCATCTTCGTAATCAAAAATTGGGTCATTTTTAATCGTAAATTTTTTGTTCTTTAAGTTAAAACCATTTTTTGTTTGTTTGAAAGTAATCTTTTTTCTTACAAATTCGTAGATATCAGCATCAAAAACTAAAATGTCTCTTCTTGCATATTGCGTATTTACATGAGACATCAATTTTTCTATAGGATAATCCTCATCAATTTTCCCATATACTTTTTTGAGTATTTGTGGATTATCACAGTCATAGTCAAAGGAGTTTTCCTTTTTATTGTAATATTTAAAATGTATTTCGTAACCCATCTTTTGCTCCGCTCCAATAATTCTATTCTATTGCTGGAAAAAATCCAAATAGAGAATACAAACTAATTACAAAACTTATCAAAAACTGATTTTGCCCAATCTAAATCTGGCTTGATTTTGTGTACATCAATACCTGTGTGTTCTATAAATGTATTCCAATTAGCTTTCATTTCATCATCATACAAAACTGTGCCATGCCCATCTATCATATAAATTTTTTTTATACCATGTTCCCAGAGAGCCATTCCACAATCAAGGCAGCATTGTCCAGTAACATATGCAATACCACCATCAGGCCTAACCATACAATTTGCTAAAGCATTTCTTTCTGCATGAAGCATCCATGTGTACTTTTTTGGCCTTAAGTTTGGCAACTCATCGTCCTTCATACCCCTTGCAAATCCATTATAACCGATGCTCAAAATTCTGTTTTTATCATCGGTTATGACACATCCATGCTGCGTCTGCATATCATGACTTCTTTTGCTGGCAATCGTTGCAATAGCCATAAAGTAATCAACAAATGATGGTCTGATTATTTTTGTTTGAAACGCTCCCTCTGTCATTGCCTGCCTCTTTTCTCTTCAAATGATATTTTTTTCTATCTTGTTTAATCTTGGCATGTTTTTTTTCAAAATCATCTTTATGTAGCCAAATTTCGTTACCGAGATAGTTATATTCCCAAAAAATTTTTCCTAAGACCGGATCGATATCTCCACGCCTTCTTTTTAAAATAGGGTTCATTTTAATTTTTTCCATTCTAGCATTTCTTATATTTTTACTTCTTTGTTTTATAGCCTCTTTATTTTTTTGCTTGTATTTCTTATAACTTTCTTTTCTGCTATCTGTATGCTTTTTTGCCTCTTCAATCGTTCCATAATAAACTTTATGTCCATAAATTCTTTTAACAACAAGCCCTGCTGTTGTTGGGTGGGGATCACCAACGCAGACGGAAGGAGGATTTAAACTAGAGCATCGTGAATAATATTTTCTTTTAGCTTTTCTATTTTGACCTATGTATTTTTGAAGCTCTTCAATGGACCCCCATACAGGTTTGCCACAAGTTGAAACACGGATAAAATACAATCCCGTTTCTGGATCATGTTCTCCTCTACAATATTTTTTATCTTGAGAACCATTTTTATATTTTTTCAAGAACTCATCGTATTGCTTCCTTGCATATTTTCTTCTGGTCTCATCCCATTTTTTAAAAACATCTGGGGATAACCATACTTCCTTTTTCTGACCTTGTTTATACCTGTAAGCCCAAAACATTTTTCCATCTTGTCTTACAGTTTTCCTTTTAATTTGCATCACTAAATCCTTTTAAAGTCCAGCGACACCCATCTTTATGTCCATATCCAATTTATCCATTTCTTTTCTCAACATATGACCACGATTATGAGCATCATCTCTGGCATTGTTAAGAGCATTTAAATGAGCATACAGACGATCTTTGATATATTTTGCATTTATGACTGCTTCTTTTACCAAAGCTACATCAGGGTCTCCCTCTGCATATAACTCAGAGGTTTTATCGCTCTTGCCCTCTTCCTTGTAAAACTTGAACTTGCCTATGTAATCTTGTTTATATTTTGCTTCCAGCAAAGAGTGCTGTCTTGTGGCTTCAGACAAAGCAGCACCAACATAATCAGTAATTCCTGAAATCTTTTCAAAAAAAGTATTCAGGGTCGCATCTGAAAACTTGAGGTTTTCAGCATTAATTTCAAAAGTTTGCTCACCAATTCTGAAATTTTCACTCGGCATAATCTATCTCCTCTTCTTCACTCTTGGGTTCGTAATTTTTGTTTTCAACCGCACCGTCTAAATTAACTTCACCAGACTTAGCCTGTTGGTAATTGTGCATTCCAATGCGATACAAACCTTCGGAGCACTCTGATATATCCAAGTTCTCTTTGTTGTATTTGACAGTAAAGCTAAACCTACTTCTTCCATTCCTGTGTTTTACCACAAACACTCTTCCGAATCCAGCAGAAGTTTCATCATTCGTCTGATTAATTGACCACAAACCATCCAAAGGCTTGAATTGATCAAAGCTTCCACCAATCGTACCTTCATCAATAAACTCTGATTCTGCTAAATTTGCAGCATTTTTATTTGGCTGCATTGCGGTGAAAACACACATTTTATTTTGAATTGCAAGGCCACGCAAATCACGCATGATTCTGTATTTGCTTTCCCATTGTGGAATACCCGGAGCATCTTTCATTTCACCGGGGTAATCCACTATGAGAAGGTCTGGCCTGAATCCATAAAGCTCTAATTGATTCAAGTAGGCAACAATATCGTTAACATCTATCTGACCAGATGGGAACTGCTTGATTAGAAATCGATTCTTGTCTGTATAATTCCTTGTTTCCATCGACAAAAGATTGACAATCTCTTCACGATGCTTGAGAAGATTGACATGGGGCAAGAATGTGAACTGACTTGTGAATCGTTTGGCGATACTATAACAATCCATTTCTACAGACAGATACATAACCTTCTTGCCACGCTTCACATTGTCTACAGCAGCCTTAACAAGACTCAACGATTTGCCCTTTCCGGGCATACCAATCCACGCAAATATCTCTCCACGCTTACAGCCCCCGCCAGCAAGAGCGGTGTCTATCTTCGAAAAACCACTTGTAAATGTATCTTCGACACATGTATCTTTACCTAAATCAGCAAAGAATAATTCTATATCCTTGAAATATTCAAATCCTATTTCAAAATTCTTATTTATATTCATAGCGTCTCTAAAACGCTCGTATATTTTAGTCCATACTTCTTCGCTTTCTGGGTCTTTCTTCAAATCCTTTTGCGAAACATCCATGGCTATTCGCAGAGCTTGGGTTTTCGCAAATACCAATATCTTGTCAAGCAGTATTTCCCTAGATGCTGTCGAGGGAACAAAAGCTTCATATATATTTTCTAATTCGTTTTGATAGTAAAGTATTACAGATTCTTGTTTTTGTTTTATTTTTTCCAACAAAAGTTGTTTGACAACAAACTTCTCAGGCATGGACTTGTATTTTTCATGGTAATCATAAATTGTACTGCAAATTTGAACATGCGCTTCATTTGTAAAATATTCTGCCTGAATCAATGATTTACTTTGAACCAGAAAAAAACTATCTGTGAGAATCAGACCTAATATTCTTCGCTGAAAATTATCGTCCCATTTGAATTTAGATGGTTTAGGAGCACTTGCTATAAGTGAAGTAAGAGTTTGTTTTTCAGATTCACTTAAATCACTCATACTCACCCATAAACAAGATAATCATGATCGGACAAACTTACTTGACCACTTCGGATCGGCTTTTCCCTAGTAATCTTTTTACCAAGGTTTCTCTGTGCATTCCATACTATTTGTTTGCAATAGGTAAAAAACTTGGCATCAAAAATCAATTCTCTTTTTTTATCAGGAATTCTGAAGTCTCGTAAATAGCATTCGCACAAATTGTCCAAAATTTTCTCTTGATGATCTCCAAATTTTTGCCGATTAGCGCCGTGACGAGTACGATTCTTCCATAAATCAAACAATTCTTCCAAAACCATTCTGGCAATTTTATCCATCTTGCTATCAAATAAAGCAGAAAAACTACTATCAATATAAACTTGTCTCTTGTAATATGAACCAGCACGAAGTACCGCAAGCATTAGTTCCTGTTGAAAATCATCCAGATCACATTGATGATTATTATTGGAGTTCTTGCGGGTTAACTGCCATGCAGCATAATAACACAACTGGCCAAATTTCTTTTCGAGACTTTTATACTCTTCAGATGTGATCGGAAAATTTAAATATATTGAACTCAAATTACACCTTCTTTTCTTTTCTCAAGTAAAACCATTTTATCCAGCGTTTTTCCCAACTTTGCAGTTGTTTTTAACTGTAAATTTGGCATCAGGTTCAACTTACCTTCAAGAGCCTTTTTTGCACTATAAAAAGCTTCTTGTATGCTGTCTTTCTTAATTGCCAAGAAATATCCGTCATGCACATGAAACGCAACAGCGAAAATATCTTGAGCTTCTCTATACAATTTTAACAACGATTCCAAACAAATTAAAGCAGAAGGAGATTGTATTATAAAATTCCTTGCCTTATATGATTCCCCATCTATGAAATATCTTTTTCTCCTGAAACAGTCTTCAAGATAACCCTTAGAAGAAGCCTCATTTTGTGCAGCTTCAACATAATCAAAACTTTTCTTGAAGTATTTTTTGGCGTTATTAAAATATATTTCTGCCTGATCTATTGATATGTCTAATGACTTAGATAGGCCATTCTTGGTCTGCCCATATATAAGCGGGAGAAATATTTTTTTACCCAAATTTTTTGCATCTTCGTGATTCTTTACCCCAGTAACCTTTTCAAATATCTTTGAATATACATTATTATCAGGAGACTTTACAATATCAAGAAGCTCGGAGTCTTCAGACAATTCAGCCAAAACCGCAACTTCCATGTTCCGATAGTCGAATTGCATAAAATACTTGTAATTCGAACTATAAAATAAAAGATTTTTCTTCTCTTCTCCTAAAGAATGTGGATTGAAAACATTCTTCTTATTGCAAGAACATGAGAGCCTCCCATTCTCTTGCCCCTCAATGTTATAATTACTATAGACTATAGTTCCAGTATCATCATTCAATATAGGAAAAGATTCCATGAATGGAACAACTTTGCTTATTAAATCACGATAGTAACTTGAATATAGCTTGTATGTTTCTGCATCTTTTATCAGAGATTTAAAATTAGATAAGCCCAAATTCATATTACCCTTACTAGATTCAATTGACCTATAAGACTCGTACCAAAAAAGATCAATTACATTAGTCAAAACCAGTTCAGATCGACAGACACGACGATAATAAGAAAATAAAGATTTAAAATTATATCCAAGTATAAAAATTTTCTTAGAAGAAAAAACAGACTCGATTAAACGCAGAATAGAAAAGGAATTTTCCGAATTCAGGTCCAGAGTACGACTATAGCCAGAAATGCTCTGTAAACGAATTTTAAGGGCCAAATTAACCAAGGTAGTTGAATCAGGATCAGAAGGGGACCAGTCTAAAAATAAAATAGGCTCTTTGGAACCAACACTTAAAAACTCAGCGCATAAGGCTTCCAAGTCAATCATGGAATATTCCTATAAAGAAGGGAATCCAATAAGCATACAAAAACGGCACAATAAAACAAACTAAAATTTGGCTTATTATAAATCATTTAAAAATAAAACCAAACCGGGGGGCAGGCTTAAGGAGGTGTGAGAAAAAAAACTTAAATAAGTTTTCTCACAGCTACTTAAACCTTATTGCTAAGTATATAAACTTAGTCTTGGTTTAATGTGTCGATTTTAAGACGCTTAACCTGCACCCCTGTAATTAGTTAGACTAATTACTGCCTGCCGTTTTTGGCGAAGCACAGGCTCACCTTGTCTTCAAGTCGGTCATTAGGTTCCCGTATTACCTAATGGGCTTAGCAGGGAGTACCGCTCCGACAGGTTTTGATTTTAAAAATCAATTGAATAGAATTTTTAACAAATTCACTTCTTTCAATTTTTAAAATGATCATCGTTTGGGTTGACACTTCACCCTACTTGAATCACAAATGCATTATAGTCTATTGCCAAACATTTTGTAAAGTGTAAACTTGGAAGTATGAAATACGACCCACATATGGCTCTGGAACTAGGACTCAATCAAGATGAGATTCTTGCCTACCAACTTTGTTGTCAATGGATTGAATTAACAAGAAAGATTTTACCAAATTATTGCCACCCAAGGGTAGCAAAAAAAGGAGATATTCGAAAAAGTATTGTTTTCAAACATATGTTGAAGTTTGTCAAAGCAAACAAAGAAACATTGAGTGGTTTTCAATTTGTTCTGTATATGAGAGCACAACTAGAAATAGCACACAAACTCCAAAAAGAAGGCCATCGTATACTTGTTGATCCCTCATTGTTGCATGGAGATAAAGCAAAGGCCCGATGGGCTGTGTGGAAAAAATTAATTAAGGAAAAAAGGCAAACTACAAAAGTAGCTTATGCTCATCTCGAAGCCAATGTGGTTAGTGAATTTGAACTTACTCTGCGTACAATAAAAGATTTATTAAAAGAAGATGTTTCTTTAGAAAATTATATTAAAGAATCTCCAAATATTTTGAGGTTTGTCATACTTAAAAAAATAAGTCCATTATATGTTTTTTGCTCGAAATGGATTCAGAAATTACCTGATCAAATAAGAACTGATATAATAGACCTATCGAACATAGAAAACCTAAAAGACTTTGACATCAAAGAATTATCAGATATGTACAATAAGTATTTTGGTTTTGAATTTTAATAGGTATATAGAGCGTTCATTATACACTCAACAATCTCACTATTTTTTTGTTTAGGAGAAAAGTATTCATCCCATTCACTAGGTTGGACTTGCCAAAGATGTTGTCTTGTAGGACTAGTAATTTCATTAGCCCAGCAACGAATCAATCCAGTATCCTTATCGTAATTCAGATGTATATCAAACTGCTCAACTCTTTTGGCAGATGGGGCCTCAACACCTTGTCCATTATATTGCAAGTATATTGTGTAATCATTTTCTCCATTTTGAATTACACCCTCAAAGTGCATACACCTAGGATGATTTGCTCTCACATGTTGAGCCATTTCTAAAACCAATTCTCTGGTGCCTTCAAAATTTCGTTCTCCACCTAACATCATTCTTTTATCCATTTCATTAAGCTTATCTGCAATTTTATTTGCTATCATATTTTCAATATGATCATCATTTTCTCCATTATGATTATAATCATTAATAAGTGGATATATTGAATAACAAAGTGGTATGTAGCTTCCCTCCAAAGTGGTTGCGACTTTTCTTAATATAATTTTAAGAGAGCCATATGGAGATACAACAACTTGCATTCTGTCTGCAACATCTCCGTAGCTCATAACATTTTCGAACAATCTTTGAGGCTTTTTATTATTAATTGATCCGAGCCATCCTAATTCGTCTAAAATGAGAGACACTTGTAGCGGTTCCAAAGGCTCTTCGGAATAAACTTTTGTTTTTTCAGTTGCTTTTGGTCCGAAATTTCCCACAAAACCGAACATTTGTTCCGGGGGGACACCAAGCCATTCCATAAATGTCATATTTTCTTGCATATATTATGTATAAATAAAACATGAATACTTTTTCAAATTTTAAAATTTGGATAGAATCTGAATCAAGAAATACATTTGATAATATCAAAGACGCACTTCTTATTCAAATACATCCTATAAAAGTTAAAGACAACAAAGAGCTTAATCAAAAGCGAATGAAAGAGTACGATCTTGATTTGTTGAAAGCAAAAATAATGAATTGGAAGATGTTTGAAGATTTATCCGACTTTACCAAACAAGAAATACTTAAAATGGTAGAAACTGGAAACGCAACTTTAGCAGAATTGGTTAAAACAATTCTTGGAGATTAAAAATCTAATACTTGTACCTCATGCCCTTGTTCTTTTAGTATCTTAATTCTTTTCATGCTATGCTTGTGCAAATATGGATTAATATCAAAAACAAAATCAATATAATTTAAGTCGTCTTTATCCTTGGCTGTTCTTAATCCTCTGCCCATTCTTTGGATAATCAAGTGATCTGCCTGACCCCCAGCAGCATTTACAAGGTTATGCACAAAAACATTAATTCCAGTATTAAAGATTCCTTGTGTAGCAATAGCAATGCAATTTTTAGATTTTTGTAGCTTTTTTATAACTTCCTGTCTGGTTTCATTATCATCTTTTCCTTGTACCCACAAGGCATGCGGAATTAATTGTTTCAGGGCATCCCCATGGGCAAGTCTTTCAACAAGAATGAGGGTTCGACCTTTCATATCCATGGTAAGGCCAACGACTTTTTGATGAAAAGCAGTATTTTCCACTAGGCCTTTTGTAACAGCGTCTATATAAATTTCATAATCTAATTGAGGTTCTTTAATCTTATAAAATGTGCATTTGCTTTTTGATAGCCTTCCTCGTTCCTGTAATTCTTTTGTAGTGATTAAACCTGTTTCAGTAGATTGAATTTTAAATAATGGGCCAAAAAATCCTTTAACATAATATTTCTGTATCTTATCTTTTTCTCCATATTTAAATGGTGTTGCACTAACCGCTATTCTTACAGAGCAATTTTTGAGTAACCTATAAACCTTTTTAGGTGCAGCTGACATCATGTCATGTATTTCGTCAACAAGTAAAACTTGAGTTTTTGGTAATATATCCAAAGCTTTTTCCATGGATTGAACTGTTGCTACAGTAAATGTATTCGGCTCGTTATATCCTTGCCAGATTCTACCTACATTGGGTAGGCCCCACTTTACATACTCATCGTAGTTTTGGGCAGCAAGGGTCTTTCTATTTTGCAAAATAAGAGTATTGGTTTCAGGAGGCAAAGACTTTAAAATAGATAACATAATTAATGACTTGCCAGCGCTAGTTGGAGCAAATATAATACCACGCTTATTTTTTATAGCTTGATTTGCTAATTCACATTGATAATCTTCGAGAGTGATTGGACTCATACCTTCAGGAAGCCATTGATTCATGAAATCAGGTGTAATTTTACTAATTGCAAAATCACATTTTGTCCTATTATCAACAAATTCTACTTTTTCATTAAAGTGTTTACATGCACCATAAACTTCTGGAAGCAGTCCAGTAAGGAATTTACCATTAGTTTGATTAAAAAAATTAGTATACCCATCCCACAGGCGCTGTCTGAATCTAGCATTGTGAAAATATGATCTATCTCTAAATCTCAAATTATCAAATAGAAATTTGAGTAATTCGTTATTGTTTGATGACAATACGCTAATGTCGTTGTTGACTATTATTTTAGTGCTCATGTTTTCCTTAAATTGCCCATACGATGTTTGTTTTAGCTCTTGAAGCAGCTGTGTATGCCCATCTTCTGTGATCCCAAAGATCACACTTTTCCTCAATCACGATGATTCTATTCCATTCATCACCTTGTGCCTTATGACAAGTGATACAATATCCATAATCAAAATAACCTTTATCCTTTTCGTTATTAGCAGATTCATGCAACTTATCTACCCCAAATTGAGGCATAAATGCTTTTACAGATATGATATTGTTGGTATCATCCTTGAATGTAATTATGTTTCTAGCCGTATTTAATACTGTTCCTTGCATCCCGTTAAATATACCAAGTTTTTTATTATTTTTCAAGCATATAATCTTTTCATTCTTAACCACAGTCTTTTCATATCCGAGAAACTCCCTGACTTTTCTATTAATCAGATTTCTTGTTTTATTAAAAGCACATATGACCTGATCAGTTTTTGTAAAATCTTCTGTTTTTACAAGTCTCTTTGGCAATAACTGTACGGTGTCATCAAATTCCTTAAAAGATTTGGCATCGTTTCCTTTTCTAAGGAAATCAGCAAATTTAGCAATCGTGTTTGCATTACGGTGAATTGTTTCAAGAACAACTTGGGGACTTTTCATCAAATTAAATTTAGATTGCACAGGCTCTAGCTGCCCATGATCACCAAAAAAAATAATAGGAACACCAAAACTTAAAAGATCATCAAATATATCTTCACTTACCATACTGGCTTCATCAACAAACAGTCCTGAAAAATCAATTTCATTTTTAAATTTTCTTCTAAATTCAAGTTCTCCCTCATTATCGTAATACTCATATATAGTGGAATGTATTGTGGCAGCGTTTGCTATTCCTTTCTTTCTAAGTACATTTGCAGCTTTGCCGGTGTAAGCGCACACCTTAAAGTTTGCAAGTTTATTATGAAGGTGTGCAAGGCAAGTTGATTTACCCGAACCAGCAACGCCTCCAAGCGTCAAATATGGTTGTTGTTTATATTCCTTTAAAACAAAGTCTATAAGATTTTTTTGTTCATCCGTGAAGTTGTACATGTTTTTTTCCTGTGGTAAAAATCCAATAATAATTTAATTCTTGAGGATTTCAAGAGGCAATCATGGGACTCACAATAATAAGTCATTTCTACAACGAAGAGTATTTGCTCCCGTGGTGGTGTAAACATCATAAGCGAATTTGTGACGATGCCATACTAATAGATTACGGCAGCACAGATCGAAGTGTTGAAGTCATAAAAGAAATATGCCCTGAATGGACTATCGTAAAAACTACAAACAAGCACTTTGATGCAGCATCAGTAGACAGAGAGGTCGAGTACTATGAAAGAACTGTGTCTGGATGGAAACTGGCTTTGAATACAACTGAGTTCCTGTATGGCAATACAAAACAGCTTTTAAACATAACCGATCCAGAACAAAAGTACCTAGGAAATTATGTGTTCATAGATGTAAACGGAAATTTTGTACTGGACAAGAATAAGCCTTTACATGAGCAATGTTTCACAGGATATAAAGACTGGATGGATAGAACCAACATGTTGAGTATGTGCTTTCGTTCTAGCAGAAGCATACACAATAAAAATATAGAATATCCGATTGAAGGTGGAAGGCATTATCCTAATCAGCCCTCATTTTATGATTTATGGATATTTTATTACGGATTTTGTTCTATGGGTCCAGAAATGCAAATGAGAAAACTACAGATTCAAAACAAGATGTCTAACCAAGAAAAAGAAAAAACAGTCAATCATCCAAACAATGTCGATTGGGATGAATTGTATTGGAGATTGATCTTATTTCAAAGAGATGAAATACGGAATGTAAGGGAGGATGTTGAATGGATTGCAAGTTTCAATTATTGATTACATTAAAACCAAATGTACTTTTATATTTAATTTAAAGAGTGTAAATAAGCTACCGAATGAAAGGGCACTCAAATGTATGAAGAATTAGATAATGTTGTCCGAATTTTCAATAGCTTAGAAAAAAAAGCGGAAAGAATGGTTGAAAATCAAGCAAACCTTGGCAAGAAGGTAGACGGATCAATTAAAAATTCGCAAAACTTTTTAGACAAAATGACGGTAAAGAAACATAAAAAAAAGAAAAGCCACAAATAATAATTTATTTCTTTCCTCTTTGTTTTACTTGCAAATAAAATGTATAGCTATTTCTATTCCCCGGTGTTAGGCTTTTTGGAGATTGCCTATAAGAAACCATTAGCTTGGTATCAGGATTTTCATAAATCATGAAATCTTTCAATCTAGATAAAACACTTTGAATAAATTCTTTAGAGCCTGTAATACGCAAACCATCTTCCTGAATTGTTGATCCTTTATGGTCATATGAAATGGGCTTCAAAGCAAAAGGCATATTGGTTTGTACACCCTTCCAAAAATTCATAATCTCATCTTTACCCGCTTTCCAAGGCTTTATTTTTACAGCAGGTGTCGCAGGAGCAACCGTAGTAGCAGCAGGTGCTGGTCTAGGTTGGGGCACGGGATTTTCAACATCCTCGTTCAAACCTCTCCATCTGTCAAATTTGATCATATTATATTTATTGTTTATGGATCAAATTTGATTTGATTTGCTATAAATACTATCGATGAAAACTTTCAGGGAATATATACAGTATCTTTTCAAAGAAGAAGATGCACCGCCTCCAGATTTAGGGGCAGCACCACCCCCCGGAGGGCCACCGGCTGGAGGGCCTCCTGACATGGGAGGAGGACTGCCACCGGGAGGACCACCACCAGATATGGGTGGAGGTGCAGCACCGGCTGGGGGAGCACCCAAAACTAAAATGGATGTGTACGAAGTTTGGAAAGATTTATCTGACTATATCAAAGAAAAATTTCCACAAGACACTAATAAGTCGAAGTGATTTGTATTTGAATTTATTCGGATTGTTGGTATGATGCCTTCATGGCAAAAATACTTCTTTTCTCTGACATTCATGTTCACCCACATAAAAAGAGTCACAATCGTTTAAACGATTGTCTTAAGTGTTTGAATTGGTGTTTTGAGCAAGCTGTTGAAAATAATGTTGATGCAGTATTGTTTGGTGGTGACCTATTGCATGAACGACAGAAAATTGACTCTTTGACTTTTACAGAAGTTTTTAAAATACTTGAAAAATATCAAAATTACAATTTTAAAACATATTTGTTGCTTGGCAATCACGATATGTGGTTTTCAAGTAATTGGAATGTGAATAGCATTTACCCTTTTGGCGCACTTAAAAATTTTGAGACTGTTTGTGAAACCAAAAGTATAAAAATCATGGATGCGAATTGGCACTTCATACCTTACACTCATGATCCAATCAAAGAACTAGAGAAATTACCTTCGAATGAAGTATCATCAAGTTATTTACTTGCTCATATAGCTGTTGATGGCTCAAAGTTGAATTCAGCTGGATCAGTTTCTGATGTTGTCATCGAGCATGATGGAGACATGACCAAGGTAGACAGGAAGATTTTTTCCAATTATGTCCATGTTTACTTAGGACACTACCATAGCGCACAAAAGCTATCTAAAACAATAGAGTACATAGGTAGTCCTCTGCAACTTTCTTTCGGTGAGGCGCATGAGTCTAAACACATAATCTTGTTGGATACTAAAACAAATAAGATGAAGTATATTGATAATAATTTTAGCCCTAAGCACTTTTATATCAGAGAAGACCAGATAGACAATTATGATAAAGATGTGTTAAACCAATCGTTTGTCACAATTATTTCCGATGAAACGATTGACAGTAAGGCAAAAAAACAAATCGAAAAAAAAATAGAGAGTTTGAATCTTGCATCTGTGCAAATTCGACAAAATGCGAAAAAGCTTGAAGAACATGTTTTGCATGATGCAAAAAGCATTCTTGCTGATGAAAACAAATTGGTTGAAAAATATGTGATGCAGGTGAACCCCAATAAACTAGAAGAAGAGCTTCTGGTAAAAATTGGCATGAGCATCATTCATCACCAAGATAAAGACGGAGAATAACCATGAAAAAGATCAACTTCAAAAAGATGTATGCTGAAAATTTTATGTGTTTTGGCTCCGATGGAGTTTCTATAGACTTTTCAAATTTCAACAACATAGTTTTGATTCGTGGAAAAAATCTAGACACAGTTGAAAACACATCAATTACTGAAAAGCATTCAAGTAATGGTGCTGGAAAATCATCTATTCCAGCGATTCTTGTCTACGGGTTATATGGTAAAACTATTCGGAAACCCAATAAAATCAACCACAAAGACATAATCAATCAATCAGTTGGCAAGAAGCTTAAAGTTGAAATTTATTGGGATGACTACAAGTTACAAAGAACCAGAAAGCCAGACAGCCTTCGTCTTTGGAAAAGTTCTGAAGACAAGTGGGACGAATCCTCAGAAATAACACTTGGTGGCATGCCTGCTACACAAGCATTTATTGAAGATATTATCGGTATGTCTTATGAAACATTTATAAATGTCGCTGTGTTTACAGATGATTCATCAAGTTCGTTTCTAGAATGTGATGCAGCGGACAAAAGAGAAATAGTTGAAAATTTGCTTTCGTTAGAGAAATACAGAAAGTATCATGAAAATGCCAAGGTTTTGCAAAAAGCACATAAGGAAACTATAAAAAATTTAGAAAAAGATATTTCATTCTGTCAAAAAAGTCTTTCTGACGAAGAATTGAATTTGACTAGATTGAAGAAGTCACAAGAAGATTGGAAAGAAAATAAAAAATCAGAGCTACAAAAGTTAAAACTAGCTATCGAAATTTTATCTGATGAAAAAGAAAAAGCATTAGCTGACGATTCTGAACATAAAAAGTATGAACAAGTAGTAGAAAAAATTACGATACTGGAAAAAAATATAGCTGATTTGGATGATAGTCTACAATCTCATGAAAAAAACGAAACAACTTTTTCTGAATTAGCTTCTAAAATGAAGTCTGCATTTGATTCACAAACAATAGTTTGTTCGGACATTCGTACTGAAATCAGGGATTTAGATTCAAGCATATTTAAAGCTAATTCAAATATAACAAAAATTGAAAATCTGGAAGATGGAGTTCAATGCTCCCATTGTCTTTCTGTCGTGAACAAAGAATCCCACGATTTAGTTTTGCAAAACTATAAAAATGAAGCTGCAAATTACACACAAGAAAAACAATCAAAGACTGAAAAGCTTGCATCAGAAAAAGAGAAATTAGATAAAATAGATCAAAATTATAAAGTTTGTAATCAAAAGTTAAATTCTATAAAAGATGCAATCAAAAAATGCAATCAAGACAAATCTACTTTTTCGAAAGAGTTAAACGAACTTTTGAAGATAAAAAAACCTGAAGAAAATCAAAAAGTAAAAGCTATCGAGCAAAAGATAGAAATAATAAAATCGCAAATTACTGAGAAAATTAAGGAAGCTTCGGCAGGGAGTCCGTATTCAAATCTAATCGAAGTTTCTGAAAACAATATAAAAGATATTTCAGCTAACAAAGATATTAAAGATAGGGAATATAATAATCTTTCTGAAACTACCAAATACTTCGACTATTGGATTACAGCATTTGGTGATTCGGGAATTCGCAAGTATGTTATTGACGAGATCGTTCCGGCTTTAAATGCGAACATAGACTATTGGATGCAATTTTTGATAGAGAATAAAATAACTCTCAAATTCAATAATGAATTTGAAGAGACAATTGAAAAGTATCCAACCGATGAAAAAATTTACAATTATGAAACCATGAGCAATGGACAAAGAAGAAGAATAAATTTAGCTGTTAGTCAGGCTTTTGCACATGTTATGTCTTTGAATTCTGGTAAAACTCCAAATATTGTATTTCTTGACGAAGTTACATCAAATGTTGATCCTCAAGGAGTAAGTGGGATTTACAACATGATTTGTGAATTGAACAAAGAAAAACAGGTTTTCATCACTACTCATGATCATGATTTGATTGATTATCTCAATGGTTGTGACACTTTGGATTTGGTTATGGAAAAAGGTTTGACAAAAATCGAAAAATAAATTTAATTGAATAAAATAACGAACCAAGTTATAAATAACTTCCCAACAATTTAAATGAGGCAAACAGCATGTCTAGTAAAAGAAATATTTTTGAAAAAAGAGTCGCATTTAAACCATTTGAATACCCGGAAGTTAGCGAGTATAAAAACGCAATAAATCATAGTTATTGGCTAGTAAGTGAATGGAATTTCATAGGAGATATACAAGATTTTAATGTTAAGCTTTCTGACATAGAAAAAAGCGTTCTTAAGAATGCCATGCTTGCTATTTCACAAATAGAAATATCTGTCAAAAAGTTTTGGACGAAGCTTGGAGAAAGATTTCCAAAAGCAGAGTTCGATCAAGTTGGTGTGACATTTGGGGAGTCAGAAGTAAGACATAGTGATGCGTATTCGCATTTACTAGAAATCCTTGGCATGAATAATGAATTCGATCAGTTGTTACAAAATCCAGTAATTCAAGGAAGAGTTGATTATTTAACAAAATATTTGAAAGGCGCTTCAGACAACAGCGACGAAAACTATACTTTGACATTAACTTTATTCTCTATCTTTATAGAAAATGTTAGTTTATTCTCACAGTTTGTTGTGATAAAATCTTTCAACAAATATATGAACTGTCTTAAAGATATTGATAATGTTGTGCAAGCAACACAAAAAGAAGAAACATTACATGCTCTTCTTGGTGTTTATATAATAAAACAAATACAAAAAGAATTCCCAGAGTGGTTCAACGAAGAATTTTATGAAAAGCTCTACCGTGCTTGTAAAAAAGCATACGAGGCAGAGGCAAAAATTATCGATTGGATTTTTGAAGCGGGAGAACTTTCATTTCTCAAAAAGTCGGTCGTTAAAGAATATATCAAGCATAGGTTCAATGAAAGTCTTCAAATGATTGGTGGAAATAAAGTATTTGATGCTGACCCAAAGGCAGTAGCAGAGCTAAAATGGTTTGAAGACGAAATTCATGCAGAAGTCAACACAGACTTCTTTCACAAGAAACCAGTCACTTACAGCAAGTTTTCAAAATCATGCACAGCGGAGGACTTATTCTAATGTCAGATTACAGATGGCTCACAGAACTTTCCCGTATTTTCTTGGAAAGAGACTATTTGGTAGACGGGCAAACAGTTGATAACAGAGTAGATGAAATCTGCAATTGTGCAGAAAAAATACTGAATAAACCGGGATTTGCAGCAAGATTCAAGGAGAATTTCAAGAAAGGCTGGTACAGCCTTTCTACCCCAATATGGACTAATTTTGGAAACGACAGAGGTCTTCCAATATCTTGCTTTGGATCGACACTAGGCGATTCCATGGAATCAATTGCTTTCACATGGGCAGAAGTCGCTATGATGACCAAATATGGTGGAGGTACTTCTGCCACATTTGGTAATTTAAGACCAAGAGGATCGTCAATTCGTAAAAATGGGACTAGCTCTGGTTCAGTCCATTTTATGCAGGCTTTTGAAAACCTGATTCAAATAGTCAGCCAAGGCTCTACCAGAAGAGGTAATTTCGCAGCCTACCTGCCCATAGATCATGGCGATATCATGGAGTTTTTACAAATAAGGACTGAAGGTTTTCCGATACAGGATTTGTCATTTGGAGTCTGTGTTCCAGACTACTGGATGCAAGAAATGATCGACGGAGATACCGAAAAGCGAAAAGTATGGGCCAAAGTACTCGAAATGAGGTCGAACTTTGGATATCCTTATATTTCTTTTATTGATAATGCTAACAATAATACTGCTGATTGCTACAAACAACAAGGTTTGAAAATTACTCACTCAAACCTTTGTAACGAAATATATCTTCCAGACAACGAAGAAGAGTCTTTCGTATGTGATTTGAGTAGTATGAATATTCTTTATTATGATGAATGGAAAGATACTGATGCTGTAGAGCTTTTAGTATATTTGCTTGATGCAGTAATGACAGAATTTATTGACAAGGCTAAGAAAATAAAATTCATGGAGAGGTCTGTCCGGTTTGCCGAAAGGCATCGTGCGCTGGGCATCGGCTGGCTAGGCTGGCACAGCTACCTCCAAAGCAAAATGATTGCTTGGGAAAGCATGGAAGCCAAATTCCATAACACCACTATTGCCAAAAATATAAAAGAATCTGCATATAAGGCAAGTGCTAAGTTAGCTCAAGAATATGGTGAGCCTGAAGTTTGCCAAGGATATGGCAGAAGAAATACCACGCTTCTAGCTATTGCTCCAACAAAATCATCAGCCTTCATACTTGGTCAAGTTTCAGAAGGTATTGAGCCTCACAGAACTAATTACTATATCAAGGACTTGCAAAAGGGTAAGTTCACGGTAAAGAATCATGAGCTTGAAAGCCTTTTAGAATCAAAGGGCAAGAATACTGATGAGGTTTGGAAAAGCATTCTTATGAATGCTGGTAGCGTTCAACATCTTGAGTTCTTGACGGAACATGAAAAAAATGTTTTCAAAACATTTGCAGAAATTAGTCCGAAAGAAATTGTGATTCAAGCAGCACAGCGCCAAAAATATATTGACCAAGGACAATCGTTGAATCTTATGATTCATCCATCCATACCTACCAAGGATGTAAATGCCTTATTAGTTGACGCTTGGAAGATGGGTGTAAAAGGTTTTTACTATCAAATATCAATCAACGCAGCACAAAACTTTGCAAGATCAATTCTAACCTGTACCTCTTGCGAAAGCTGATGCACAATAAACTACAAATGGTCCTAATCAATCTTGACTCGGACTTCGAGCCATATGGTTCGAGGTCTAGGTCAGATGATTGGGGACCAGATTGTAGTTGTGGATGCAAAAACTTTATTAAATTAGAAGGAAAATTAGGATCGGATTGGGGTGTTTGTTGCAATCCTAAAAGTCCTAGAAAGGGACTTTTGACTTTTGAGCATCAGGGATGTTCTTTTTTTGAAGAATAAAATTTAATACACTCAATTAAATGAAATAATAAAAATGTTGATTCACTTTGTACTTTCTGTACAATTGAAAAAACCAGTCACAGGGAAAAAATATGGCCAAGTACATTGTTGTTTGCGGTGGTGTTATTAGCGGTACTGGCAAGGGAGTTTCAATAGCTAGCCTTGGACTTTTATTGTCATTAAGAGGCCTTAAAATAGTCCCTATTAAGTTCGACCCCTATCTAAACACGAATGCTGGTGTTTTGGCTCCAAGAGAGCACGGAGAGGTGTTTCTGTGCGACGATGGGTCTGAAACAGACCTTGATCTTGGAACCTACGAAAGAATTATCAATTGCCAAGTAAGTTCAAAAAACATACTTACTTCTGGTACTGTATATAAAGAGATACTAGACGAACAAGATAATGGTAAATACTTGGGTCAAACAGTTCAAATAGTTCCACATGTTACTGATAAAATTATTAATAGATTGCTAGACTTAGGTAAAGATGCAGATATTGTTTTAATCGAAATTGGTGGGACTGTGGGCGATTCGGAATCATATCCGTTCCTTGAGGCAATTAGGCAATTTAAACAAAGAAATTGGAATGATGTAATCATTTCTTTAGTGGCACCAGTTTTGTGGGTTCCAACTATTAAAGAGTTCAAGACCAAACCATTTCAACAAGCGGTTCAACAAATGCAAAGCTCTGGCCTACAGCCAGAAATATTATTCTGTAGAACAGACCGTGAAATACCAAAGTCTATTATGGACAAGATTTCAAACTTAACTAATGTTCCAAGGTCCGCAGTATTCGAGGCTCCTGATGTCAAATCTGTTTATCAAGTTCCAATAGAATTTTATAATCGACATGTTGATGATCTAATTATAGACAAGTTTCATCTTACCCGAAACGGAGTCAGAATTCATAAATATCGTGACTTGGTAGAAAAGTATATCGGTAATGAAGAATTAACGACTGTCAGAATTGCCGTTCTGAACAAATACGATAACTGTGATGAGGCATATTTAAGCCTTAAAGAGGCCATTTTTCATGCAGCAGTAGCCAAAAATGTTAAAGCTGAAATAGTATGGATAAATGCCGATGAAGCAGAGGCATGCAAAGATGCCAAGTGCTTAAATAAGCTATTCGAAAACATAGACGGACTAATTGTTCCCGGTGGATTTGATGTTCGTGGCGTAGAGGGAAAGATAAAAGGGATTAAATATGTACGGGAAAAGAAGATACCATTTTTAGGAATCTGTTTAGGTCTTCAATGTGCTGTTATTGAGTTTGCTAGGCACTTAGGATTGGATGAAGCTACTAGTGAGGAATTTGATCCGAACACAAAGCATCCTGTCGTTCATTACATTCCGGGACAAGAAAAAATCACGAAGAAGTCAGGGACTATGAGACTTGGCTCATATGCCTGTGAGCTATCAAAAGATTCATTGGCATATGATTTATATAAAAAGAAGACAATACACGAAAGACATCGGCATCGTTATGAAGTTAACGATGAAATTATCAATGTTCAAGGTTTTGAAAAAAAGGGCATGAAAGTGACGGGAAGAAACCCAGAAACTAATCTAATTGAAATCATGGAGTTAAATCAGGAAATTCATCCATTTTTCATAGGAACACAAGCCCATCCTGAATTCAAATCAAGGCTTCAAAGTGCCTCTCCATTATTTATTGGATTGATGGAAAGTGCAGCAAAGAGAAAGGCTGAGAGCATAAATACAGCATGATAAACGAATATAAACACGATGACCTAGATTTCAGGTCTTTCGTATTAAATGAAAATAGAGCTTTCCTTGGGAAAGAAATCGGCAATATTCTTACATCTCTGCAAGAGATACAAGAAGAAGCCAGTAAAATAGGGACAAAAAATTTAGTTAGGTTCACCGATAAAATTGTCTGTCAAGTTAGAAGCTTGCTTGGTGGTCATTGGTCTGGTGATGATATTAAGTTTTTAAAATCCATGCAAAAAGTTGGAGTTGCTCTTGCCAAAGCGCTCGAAGAAAATGATAACTTGGAGCAAACAATAGGTAGCTGTATTTCCGAAATAGAAGCTACTTTGAAGAAAATGAATGTTCCTGTAAACAACTTGGCTGTCACTCCAAAAGAAGCAGGCCCATCACCACAAATAGAACCAGCTAATACTTTGCCTCCAGCAGCCCCAGAAACAGGTCCAGAAGGCATGTCAGGCTTTACAACTAATCCTCCCCAAAAACCACAGGCACCACTAGGAGAACCACCTATACAATAATGTGTGGGCTATTAGGATACATTGGAACTAGCAAAAATCCAAAAAAAACTGAAGAGCTAGTTACAACGCTATTTGATAAAACTCAAGCCAGAGGCATTGATGCAGCTGGATTTTATTGTGTTTCAGAATTTGAAGAAAACAAAATTTATTACCACAAGCAGCCCGGACCATCTATTGATTTGATCAAAAAGACGGTATTCAAAAATCTATGGGATAAAAGAACTAATCTTGGTTTATTTCATTGCCGAGCAGCTTCTACTGGTGTGGGACTTCCATCCGATAACATAAACAATCATCCATTTGTTAGCGAAGACTTATCCAAAGCAGTAATCCATAATGGAATAGTCATAAAAAATGAACTTGGTTTCCTTAAAAATTTTTACCAGACAAAATCTACATGTGATTCAGAAATAATACTTAGAATTTTAGAGCAAGAAGACAAAAGTTATCTTGATAACTTATCATTTTTTTTGAATTATGCACACGAATCACATTTCTCAGTAGCTTTTACACAGAACAGACAGAATGAACGAAAGCTTGTCTTGTTCAGAAACAAACAAAGACCGTTGTTTTATGCAGACTTGTTGGAAGAACTAGGACAAATATTTTTTTTCAGCACAGAAGAAATATTTCTAAGCTCAATTGATGATTTGAAAAACAAAGGTTTGAGCCTAGGTCAATTTAAAATTACAGAAATAAATCCATATGAGATATTTGAATTCGTTTATAAAAAAAATTGCAACATAGAAAAATATATGCATGTATTGAATCAAGAAAATAAATACATAGACACTCCAAAAGATTATTATTTTATAAATGATAGTGTTAGTAAAAAGTTTGAATCTGATAAAAACAATTATAAGCAAAACAATCTTGAGGAAGATTTAATTGACTGTATTTTTGAACTACAAAACCAACAAACTAAGCTTTTAACTAAAATAGCATCTTTTATACATTATAAAAATGTAGATTGCAAACAATATGAAGATGCTGTTTCAACAATAATAGAAATAAATAAAAAACTTAACTCTCTTAATTTAAGACTATAGGAAATAAATATGAATTTTGATGATCTAGATGATGCTTACCATGTTGAAAAACTAAAAAATAAAACAAAAAAAGTTGATGGTGGTAAAAAGGGAAAAAGGGTCGAGAGAGAAATCGTAGGTATTTTGAATAATCGTTTCTCACACTTAAAAGAAAAAACATTCAGTAGGTCTGTAGGTTCAGGAAATAGATGGGCTCAAGTCAAAAACCTACCCAAGCATGCCAAAGACACGCTAACAGGCGATATTTGCTGCCCAGAGGGTTTTAATTTCGTAATTGAGTCTAAAGGCGGTTACAACAAAATCGATTTAAACTCGATTTTTGAAAGCGGAAACACAGAGCTAGATAATTTCTTAAAACAAGTATCTGATGATAGCAAAAGATGCGGAAAAATGCCTCTTCTATTCTGGAAAAAAGATAGAAGACCTTGGCTGGCATTTCTCCGCACCGAAGATATCAAAGGTGAATATGAGTATAAAATAAACTATAGAGAGTGGACTTGTGTTCCAGTCAAGGAACTTTTAAAGCTCTCTGACGAATTTTTTTTTACTCATAATCCTCAAGCATAAACTTGGGAGATTTTTTTGGAATATGATGAGTATAGTCTTCCGATAGAAACCAATACCATCTTTCTGGCTTTTCGGGATTAACATCTGTTCCTCCCCCATCAGTAACAATCCAAACGGCATCAGGATATTTGCTTTCTGTCTCTCGCATATGCCTTTGAATATCATCCTCTATAATATCGAAAGCAGTCCCTCCTCCAACCGGACAAGCTTCAGGATTTTTGATATCAACATGGAATACATCAGTATTAAAGACATTGAGATTAATGTCAAAATACTTAGGATTCAAACTCATAGCTGCTTTGAAGAATCTATCTTTTAAATGATAGCAGCTTCCTGAAACATCCAAATAGAAATGCAGCTTGATTTTTTTCTTTTCAAGCTTGCAATCTTCATCATCCAGTTCACTAGGAAGAAATAGATTGCGATCCAACTCGCTGTTTCTGCGATGAATTCTAGCCCATTGCTCGGTTTCATAATCAAGATTAGATAAAGCCTTGACTGTCCATTTTTTAATGACAGTCTCCCACTTCTCTTTTTTCTTCGTCTTTAAGATTTCGTCTGGGATTACATATATTAGGCTAGAAGGAGAGGTGCCAGCTTTTCTGCCATACTCATCGTCAACCTGCTTGTCGAGAAAATTCCGCAATTCTTTTTTTTCATCATTGCTTAGCTCCTGATCAAGCTTCTTGATAATATTCGAGAAATCATCACCTTGATCGGAGAATGTATGGCTATCTAAAGTTTTATATGGTTGAGACTTCCCTTTTTGTTTGGAACCCTGACTCGATTCAGGACTAGGGGTTCCTTTTCCTTGACTAGGAGAAGGTGTGCCGTTGTTGTTTGAAGGTGTACCGTTGTTGTTTTTAGATTGCGGTTTTTTCTTACGGAGTAAATTCAAATAGAATTCAGAGCATTGATCATCTGGAACAGGAAATCCCTTGTATTTTTCATTAGGAAATACGGTATCAACCCAGCAAAGTTGCTCATGTTCTGAAATCTGCTCACGAACAAAACCAAACCTAGAAACCAAAGAGTGGTTGACTGCAACATCCATAGCTACATTCGCAATTTCTGCAAGCTCTGGCTTATTGAAGCGTTGCCCATGGTTCAGCAAGATATGCAAAGCTTCATGGCAAATCACAAACATTTTCTTATAAAAAGAGCAGTCATTCCAAAAATTTGGATTGAATTTCCAAGTGATGCATTGTCCAACTTTATCAAACTGTACACAGGCAGTCGGAATCTCGTTGGTAAAAACCGGCTTGCCGAGATGCCACATTTTATAGAACACAGCGTGATACGGCTCAAGCCCTTCGCAAATCTCAAGCCATTCCTTTTTAGACATTTGTTCAACTTGATTAGCAGGCTGTGAGAGTAACATTTGATCCTCCTTGGTTATTGGTAGTGACATCATAAATAGCGTACTGCTTCAAAAGTTTCGCCATCTCAGCCAAGTCAGAATCAATCCTGACTACATCATTGTTTACGCATCGGCTCAAAAGAAATTTCACGACTGAAGCCAAATTTGCAAAATCGCTGCTTTTCAAGGTAGCAACAGAGGATGAGCAAACAATCTTCTGAATGATTTTGAGCAAACCAACAGCAGTATCGCTGCTGATATCTTCTGTAATGTAATTTACTACTCTTTCATAAAGATCAACTTTCTTTTCGATTGTGTCTATTGAAAAAGTATTCATTACTGAAATTCCAGCTGCAATACCTGCGCTGTTAGAATGGCTAGACTTACGAGTCGGTTTGAAAGGCTCAACATCATCTTTTGGTGATGGTTGATAAGGCGCATGATGAAGATCAGGCATTTCAGCTTTGATCTTGTTGATAAGCCTTCGCACCTTCGCTTGCAGGTCAGCATTTGTGCCAGTCACGATATTCTGGAGAATGATTTGATAATCATGAGATTCACGATTACGAACCATATACTCAAGCACTTTATCATTAGTTGACATCAAAGCCATCAGCTTTTCTTTGTTGATAAAAGGTAAAAAGTAGTTGAAATACTCCTTATCGTTGAGAATGTATCTCAACGCACTATTGCAATTATTTTCGAGAGAAAACCAAGCTTTGGTTGACTTTGGTTCTTTTTTGGAAAAAAACTCCTTGAGTTTACTTTCAACAGAACCATTCTTAAGTGAAAGCCTAAGTTTGGTTATATTTGCGCTGATAGGTAGAACGAACTCCATATCCCCGCCATTCACATAATCATCTAAAGCGTACTGAAGGCGACGAGGCGACACCTTGTTCTTTTCGGGTTCAGGAAGTTCGTTCCACCACTCGATAGCAGCAGAGGCAGCAGCATCTCCATAACGCTTCACGAAGAAATCTTGATCGCAAGCATAAGGAAGCGCTACTTGAACTTGAAAACGATCTTCCTGTGCGGGATCGATCTTTTCGACATCATAGACATCGTCTTCAGTAGCAGGGTTTACAGCAGCCCAAACACACTTCAAGTTAGGGAAAACAAGTCCGTTGATTGATTTCTTTTGAATCAACTCCATGACGGCATTACGAACCTTTTTGGGAGACCGATTATACTCATCGAAAAAGATAGCAACAACATTGCCTTTATACAGATTCTGCGGACGGATGATGCCAAGATATTTCTCTCCATTCTGATCCAGTTGTTCCTTGGGCACACCGATGAGATCAACCCAAGGGTCAAGTGTGCTTGCACTAAAGTAGAGATAGGTATCGTTTTGTACCAGACCATGGCGCTCGAAGCAGGCCTGAATCCTAGCGGTTTTACCAACGCCGTGCTTGCCAGAAAGCAGAACATTTTGATTTGTATTGAACCAATGATCCAGACGCTCATCAGTAAAAGTAGCCATTTAAAAATCCTCCATAAGTATTGATATTGAATCTTTCAGAACATCATTAGGAGAAACCAAAAATAGTTTCGCCAGACTGATGACATATTACTAAGCTGAATTATTTTTGACTACTAATTGAAAATTTGCAGTTGGTTTCTTTCAGAAATATAAATGTTATCTCCAAGATCAAGTTCAAACCATATATCATAAATTCCAACTTCCATATCACTAGTATCTATCATATAATATCCAAATCGTTTTTCTCTAAAAGTTACAGGCTCTCCCTCAACGATCATCCTTAAATCTTGCTCTTGTGGCAAGCAAGCACCTGATCTTTGCTCGATAGATACTTTCATCTGTCCGACGATTGCTAAATTTTCATAGTATCTTTGTAAATCTGTTCCTTTTGGCACATTAGGAGTTACTTCAATAATTATGTAACGCTTTGAACCCTGTCTTAGTCTTGATGGTCTAAATGCAAAATTGAAATCGTAAACAACTGGAATTGGAGTTGTATACCAAAGATTAGGATAGATAGTGAATGGGTTTGTAACTTCAGAAACTTCTTCGTAGTTGTTATTGAAATTTACAGTCCAAACATCAACATAATTACCAATAGTGTACTGGTTTTCTTCAACTAATATTTCGGTATAGTATTGACCAGTATCTGTTTGTAATATATCAACAGGTTCAATTGTTTGAACAAGTGTTCTTGCAGCAGGGTCGTTAATCCCGGCTCCATCAGCCAATTTGTAAATATCTATTTTTACTATGCCTTCAACATTTGCAAAATTATTGCTATTGTAAAAAAACAATCTAAGGATGACTGTGTCACCAACGACTGGATTTTGGTATCTCTCTTTTACTGCTGCCATCCTTTATTTACCTCATTGGAAATCATTTTTTATTTTTTTCTAGCTCTTCTTGTTCCATGTTTTTCTGTTCGATAAATCTTTCCATGAGGAATCGTCTTTCTGCAACTTGCATTCTGCCCCATTCCTCACGACTCGTACTTAAATGATATCTAAAGAAAAATATTTCTTCCATGAGGTTTTTCCATAAAATTATGCTTGGGTTTTCTCCTTCTTCTTGCCCCTTGGGAAGAAAAAATTTGCTTCAAGTGGTAGTTCGATAGTGAATTCATCAGATGTGAGAGGAGAAATAACTGTAACTTTGGTATCGATACCAAAAGGAGGTTCTGTGACCAAATTACGCAAATAAGAAACATCTTGAATCGGTAGATTCTTGATCAATATCTGAAGTTCATGTTTATCTGTTACTCCCTGAATTTCTTCGATAAGCTGAGCAGTTCTGTAAATCAAACTATCATCAGAACCATTTTCACCGATGTTTTTTAGTTTCTTCTCTCTGTATTCTTGTAGCGCAATCTCATCTCTTCCTCTACTCAAACGATATGTGACTGAAAGGTTGCTCTTCGGAAGAACATCCATCAAAGTAGGGCCATAATCAACAGGGCAGTTTTCGACTTCTAAAGTATCAAGGTCAATAACAGTAGTAAACTTACGATCACTTTCTGGGTCTTTGATTTCAACTTCATACTCTGTACCGTAAGAAATGCCACGCAAGTAAATCAAGATAAATGTTCTATCAACAGATAAAAGATTTTCCGGCTTTATGTTTTCTTGAATGCACCTTGAGAAAATCATATTTATTGCAGTACCCTTTTTCACAAATCGTGGTGTGGCTAAGATTTGCTCTTCTTCCCCTGTCATAGGTCGAATATGTAGCACCCCATTAGTAGGGCCATCTGTGCCGTCATAAAAGCGCCCCATAGATGGCAAAGTAACTTGCTCATAGTGGCTCGAATGTGATTTCAAGCTTTCGAGAATACTTTGTAAATTGCCACTAAAGTTTTGCGAAAATGTATTTATTGAAGGTGCATTAGTAAAAACAGGCGCTTGTTGTTCAGGAACACCACCAGTCTTTTGTAGGCGTTCTAAAAGCTTGGGGGGAATGTTGCCAGAAATTTTTACTTTTGATTCGTCTTCAACTTCCATTCTTTGGGCAATGTGTGGGGGAACGGGTTCGGGCTGCATGGCTGGGTTAAAAGCCGGATGCTGATGCGGGAGGTTCTGCATTGGATTAGATTGCTGTGGGTTTTGATTGGGTCTTTGTGGGCGATAAATCTCATCAGTCATTTTTTCTCCTAATTTCACAATTTAAGATTATAATAGTTTATGCCAATTATTTTAACTTCGAAAAATATAGAAGATATTATATTTAAGAACAAAAAAATAACATCAAAACTAACAAGGCATAAACATATTTTTGATAATTGGAATATGTCTCAAGTAATTCCAGCTTTGAAGTTTATCAGATCAGAAAGTATTTCAAAATTATTGAAAAACATAGATTCGGATGACATTAATATCTTAAAATATATATTACAAGATGATGTTATTCTTCTTAGAGACGATTCATCATTAGTCCATAATGTAGACGAAACTATAGAAAATCTTGAATTTCAAATGCCAGAAGACTTTAATTGTATAGACTTTTGCTTGTATCGTAAAAATAATTTTATAGGAGTAACATTATGGAAGTAGTGAGTCTTTTGTTGTGTCTCATAGGAACAGTAGGCATGACACAAATTATTGTTGAAAGTGAAATATCTAGCAAATTTAAATCTCTTATAGAAAAAATTGTCCCGGTTTTTTTGATGAAGATGCTTAATTGTTATCAATGCTCTGGATTTTGGTCAGGAATTTTCATGGGACTAATTTTCTTTTTTCCACCACAATTATCTTTTTTTGATGTCGGTAAAGTATTCGCTGTAGGATGTGCTGGTTCTTGTCTTTCTTATTTTTATGCTATGCTTCTTATGTATATTGAGGCTAATACACAAATTAAAGTTCATGAATAATAAATCAACATTTTGGTGTGAAAAGTGTGCAAAGAAGTATTATTATGATACTTCTGAAACTCATTTAGTTGAAATTCAACGAGCAAACTTGCAAAAGAAGATTCCTCACATTGAGCCAGAAACTAGTAAAAAAACTAAAGCGGAATATGTAGAAAGAAAAAGTTTTAAAAAATGTATGACTTGTGGATTTTTGTTGAAGGAAGTCAAAAATGAAAAGCGGTGATATAACACTACTTGATATAAAAACAGCTTTAAGAGATAAAAAATTCAGAGAAAAACTACCAGAATCTGTTCATCCAGATGTGCAAAAGTTTCTTAATAATCCAAATTGCACATGCAATTTTCCAATTTATGAAAAAATAATGCGTGAAGCAAAAAAAGCTTTGGAAGAATATTTCCCAGATAAAAACTATAAGTCATTAGATGAAAAAATAGAAAAGCTTTCGAGAAATAACTGGATGGTTATAAATTGTTCTATAGGTGAGCTAGAATCTAAACTAAAGTCGCTACGCCCCGGTAGAAAACAAATAGCAGTTACACGATACGAAGATCAAGTTACTGTAGTTGTAAATGAACTTGAAGAATTGTTTTGATCTGTGCTTATTACAATTTTTATATTCGATATTGTTTTTTTTACTGAGTCATACATTTTCTTAGCATAGTCTTCATTTCTGTCAATCCATATTGGTTGTGTATCGAATATATCTCTTTTTTGTTTAACGATCATTGCGTTCTTGTAAATGGCTAAAGACTTTTCATAAAATTTGTTGTCAAGTAAAATATCTGCCCATGCACACCACAATTCGACCATAGAGGGAGCCAGAAAAATAGCTACTCCTAAATGCTCCAATGATTTTTTTAAATTTTGCATCTTAAAGTTATAAACTAAACCACAGTAATAACGAATCATGACTTGATTTTGAATTTCTTTAGAATTGTGGAATATCCATTTTTCAGACTCTAGTAAGAATTTTTTGTAGTCTTTTTTTTCATAAATCGAAACTAAATCCTTACAATCGTCATCTAATATAGGACTTTTAAATTTTACTGATGTGTCTTGTAAAATTATTTGTTGAGAAGATTGGTTTTTATATAATAATTTATTAGAAAAAAATCGTTTTTGTTTTTTAATCCATTTTCCATCACTCACACAAACAAAGTTTGTTTTAACTTCGAAATCATCCAAACTAAAATGTTTGATACTTTCACTAGCATTTACTTTAAGTATGCCATCAATTTTATTTTGATAACAAAACTTTTCTAATGAATTTTTATCATTAAGTATCTTTGAATCGAAATATTTGAAGTCTTGATTTGTCGTTAATATTAAATCAGAAAATTTTTTAAAATAAACCTCTTGAGATGGGTCTTTTAAATGATCAATTAATATTGCTATCATTTATTTTTTCCTCAAAAATAGATTTAAATATATCTTTGTTCTTGACTAATGTTTTATTATTATCTAAAATTTCTATAATGTGAATTAAAAGATGTTTTTTTTGCGGATTCCATAAATAGTCGTAAAAAATTTCAAGTATGTTTTTCATTTATATTACCAAAGGAGAAAAATGTCTACTGAATATCTAAACAATAAATCATTTGAGATAATAATAATAAAGTATCAAAAAGCACAAAGAGCCAAGCAGAGGTTAAGCTTTTTGCAAAAAGATATGGAAATGCAAAAACGAATAGCTAAAAATCTTAAATCGCCTTTGATAGTTGATGAATCTGAAATAAGAAATGCCGAATTAGACTATGCAGAAGCACAACGAATTTTGGCAACTGCGTTTTACACCCTGTCACAAAACATAGTTAGATATGCTAAGTTTAGCCATATAGATGAAGATGACGCTGTACAAGAAGGCGTATTGATATGCTTTGAAAGAGCAGAAAAATTCGATCCGGCAAAAGGAAAAGCATTCAATTACATGACAACATGTATCCTAAACCATTTTAGACAGTTATGGAGATCAGCTAGAAATTACCAAGAATTGAAAAAGAGATACAATGACATACAACAAATAAGACTTGGAATTGATTTGATGAATAAAAGAAAAGACAAAATAAATAGTAAAAATTTTGATAAGTATTATGAAAGAAGATAGTTTTATCATTCAATGATTCATATAATAGTTTGTATTTCTTTTATAAGGAAAGGAATGACTGCTTATATGCTGTCTTAATATCATGCGAAAAAATTTTTTAGAAGTACTCGAAAAACAAGAAATTCTTCAAATTTTAGAAAACAATGGTTTCAAAGATAAGATTGAAGCTCTTCTTCTCAATGAAAGCAAAGTGTATACCAAAAAAGGCAGGCTTAATAAAAGCGGAGCATGTCGGATTCTTGGAATGAAGCCTAAAGAGCTTGAAGATTTTTTGAGTAAATGCAGAGAAACAATTAAGGCAGATCAGTTTTTAGACTAGTTTTTATATGCTCTGTCATATTTAATTGATATGTCTACAGTAACAACATCTCCATTAGACATATCTAGAGAGCCAAAATTGGCACTTTCACAATAAGCGCCTTCTAAAATCCAAACATCTAAGGGATTTCCACAACCATCTAAGGTAAAAATCCGACACAACTTTTTATGTGGGCTACTCTTTGTGTAAAGTCCAAAATTAGGGTTGTAAATCTGTAATATCCAATTCCATACCGGATTATTTGATGAAATGTCATATAAAGTTATGTTAATCGGATCAAAATTCGGCCTTGATGGAAAACTAATGGTTTCTTGCAAGTGTGGTACTGTTATTGAGTCAAATTTTATAGACGGTCTTCCAGCTGTTAATGACGGCCATGAAAATATGCCATCATCACAAACATCTGGAATCGTAAATAAATAACGAAATTTCCTCTTGAAAACTGTTTGCCAAGCCCAAGATATTCCAAGTAATTGCGCCACTATAATCCTCCAAGATTATTTATGTTTTGATATGAAAAAAGGCATCAGTAAAACTGATGCCTTTGAGGTATTGTTTAATATTCAGAATCAGCAACCATTGAATACTGGCTGTGCTCCAGCCAAGTTTGTTCTGTTCATGAACTGGTATTTCATGCTCACGGTGATATCGCATTGGTCGTTTTGATCATAACCCAAATCACCAAAATCAACACTCTTGGGCCAGCATAGGTACATCGTGAATTGCTCTAGTCCATTACCGCAACCATCAAGCATGACGAGCTTAGCTGTTGCGGTGTAACCACCGGGACCAGTTGCCCTTACTGCCATTCTTGGGTTGATTGGGCTGCTGCTGGGGGATAAGAAGTCATAGACTCCACCAATCCAGTTGTAAAGAGATAACATGCTGTTATCGCTATCAACGATATCATAGTAAACAACTTCGGCATCACCAAAGGTTGGTTTTCCCGGCATTGGCATATAGCCATGCAAGTGATGCACGGTAACTTCCTGCATATCAACGCTGGGCCTCTTTGTGGTTTTCACAAAGTGATCAGGAATGAAGGCACTAGCGTTGCCACCGATGCCATCGACTCTGAAAACCCATCTAAACTTCCTTTTGAATGTAACATTTTGATCGGCAATTTTGCCAATACCCATATTGTAGGCCATAAAAATCTCCTATCTAGTTATTAAACAACTACCTCAGTATTTTCAGTAAAGCTGCCAGTTCTGTGCAAAGAGAACTCGATGAAGATGAACTCTGCTGCTTTTACAGGCTGTACGCCAATTCTGGCTCTCATTTCGTTTCTGTCGATTACATCAGCAGTATTCAATTCTGCATCACATTTCACGACATAGTCATAAATGCCTTGGTTTGTAACTACATTTTGAAGAATACCCTTGCAAAGATCGACAAAGCGCTCTCTCAACTGCTCGGTGTGTGGGTCGAACAGCAAGGAACGACTTTGAATTCTGATGTTCTTTTCAAGATAAAACATCAATCTTCTTACATTCACTCTATCAAGAGCGGTGGGTCTGCGTTGTAGAGTCTTTTGGCCCCACACTAAGAATCCATCGATGTCGGGATAGGTGATAATTGGGTTGATTGCATTTCTGTTGCCATACATCAAGTCTCTCTCTGTTAGAGTTGGTTGAGAGTAGACATCTGTGATGCCGGGAACAACACCTCTGTTTACACCGGCTGGTGCAAACCATGGGAATGACAAGCTGTCACTTCTGGCGATTGTTGCTAATACGGCACCACTAGGTGGAACCCAAACATCTAGATTGTTGTAAGTGTCACGAATCTTGACCCAAGGCCAGTAAAGTGCGCCAAAGTCAGAGTCAAATCGGACGGTGTTAAGTGGATGAACACCATTTTGCCAGTCTATGATTTCCTGTGGTGTGAGACCAAGAGGAGGATCAACGATTGCCAAGCAATCCTGTCTGAGATTTTGGCAGAGATTCAGTAGAGCCACTACAACACTTGTTGAGGAGTGTCCGGGGACTGCAACTAGATCAATATCAATTTGCTCTGGCTCAGACAAGGAATATAATCCTGTGTATGCAACAGGGCTTCCTATCAAGAGAGCATCTTGAGCATCTGGATCAGTTGGAATACCATCGGTTCCACCAGACAAAGCAACACCAGTTGCTGGGCTGTTTACTGGAGGGGCAGAGATGGTAGTGTTGTCTGTGACTTTGATGTAATCGCTCACTAATGCCAAGTAGGTTCCAACATAGTATTGGGACATCTCATTCTTAGTTAGGTTGCCCCAAGCCTCAACAGGATTTGAGTTGTTGTAGACCTGAATATTGAAAGTTCCACCAGTTTCGTTGGTGATGACTACGCTAGTGCTGTTGCCATCTTGACCGGGGGAATCAGCTAGAACTGTGAATGTTGGAGTAGTTCCGGCAGCTGTTGGGCCGGTGAAGATGCCAGCTGTATAAGCGCCGACTGCATCGGAACTTGTGCTGGGAGAAACACCAGACTGAATGTTATTTGACATACCAAAGACTACATCTCCGGTGCTGGCAGGCTTAACGCTAATCTTGGCATCTCTACCGAAAGTTAGAGTTTTTAGTATTATGTTGTAGCCACCTTCTGTAACAGCTTCAAATCCTCCGGGGAGTTCAGCTGTGATGTAGTTGTTAATTTCATCAACTACATCTTGGGTGGTGTAAGGGCCACCTGACAAGAGGGTTGCTAGGTCAACAACTTGAACAACATCATCGATGTTCACATTGTCTGTGCCTTGAACAACAACCTGTAGTGTCAAGCTGGTAAGTGTGCTGAAGTCCCAAGTGTCTGGGGATGTGGAAGAACCATCATCAGGGAATTGGACGGCTGTGCCGGTAAGAACGGCAGGCTCCATGTCCTCACCCAAGTAGACAGGACTACCGGGACCAACAAGCATGTTTTGTACGCTGACAAACTCTAGAACTGCGCTAGGACCATAAGCCCAAGTAGTTTTAATTCCAACAGTTGGGTATCCGGTACCTTGTACGAAGAACTCGATTCCATCGACAGCATAGTCTAGCTGACTATTAAGTTCGTCAACCAAAGTGCTTGTTGAATAGGTTCCAGCCAAAACAACCAAGGTTTTTGCAGCTAGGACACCATTCAGCTTCCAGCGGAAGAAAGCATCGTCAGCAAAAGTGATTGAGTTGCCAACTGGAGAGGTTGCGGAATAGACGCTAATAACTTGGCCTGCTGGCAGAATAGGAGCGCTGGCAGTCTCGGCATAGGTTGGACTTGCAATATTGGTATCAGCAACACGAACAATCACTACCTCGTTGCTTACTTGCAAGGCAAGTTGGGCAGCGTAAACAAGATAGGGATCGCCAGACTCTGGGTGTGGGTTGCCAAATATGTTTGCGAGTTGTGTTAGTGTGGTAATGGTTGTTGGTGTATTGATTGGCCCCTTCGAGGCAAACCCAACTAAACCTATACGGTTCAAACTTGGTGTGGTTGGCACGAAGCTTAAATCTTTTTCGGTAATTCTTACCGAAGGACTGATTGTGTTGGAGGGAGGAAATCCCTTAAGTATTGCCATGTTTGTCTCCTATACTTAAATGTCTGGTTGATATAAGACCAGCCTTTTCTGCTCTATCTATATATTCAGTTGATCTCTCTTCTTCTAAATGAAAAATATTTTTTCCGTTTCCTATCCCCGGAATGTTCAAAACTGTGAAGCTTTTTGGAGCAAGTCGAGACTTGATTATTAGTTGTATCGGATGTCTTTTGTTGTTTTTTATTTCTATCATTTCAGTTCCTCAACCGCATCTTCCAGCCTGTGTAAAACTTGACTGATTTGGTCTTCATTCAAAGCATTTACTATATCAACCCTTGTTTTGAGAACCGCTTTTTCTCTCTTGATCGGTTGGGCAACATATGTTTCTGCTGTCAAACCAAATTGAAATTTTACGACTCTCAAAGCTTGATCTCCCGGTTCTGTTTGCAGGTTGTTCGCAATCGAACTTATTTTTACGGAAACTTCCCACAAAACGCCTCTTACTTTTATGTATGCCACAGGGCTGAATTTGGTAACAATTTGTTCCAATATCTGATTCATATCTTCTAAGTGCATGGTCCAAGCAAGCAAGGTGTATTCGATGTCTAACGGAATTCCTCTAGCGACACCAAAAACAGTATCTCTTTCGTACTTTTCTGAAGCTGTAAAATTTGGTTTTCCATCAGGACCATTAAGCCAGTTAATCGCCTGATGATATGTGTACCTAGCAGGTGCAATTGCATATCCGGTGCTGCTGATTGCAAGCATAGGAAGCTTTATTCTGTCAACTACCAAAGTCTCATCTTTACGAACATTCTCTTGGACAACAGCAGCAACCGCTCTTTCTTGAGTTGCCCATATGATTGGGACTGGATGCGCTTTACCATCCTCATCCAATATCACAAGATTTCTAAAAAGGTCCATTACTGCTTCATCACAAGCACGGACAGATTTTGCATATCGATAAATTGTGTTTCTATTAGGTGTATTCAAGTCATTTACAATTGCTCCGGTTTGCATAGGGTCGCAATTGTTTTCTGTTCCCAATCCTATTTTTTGTGTGAATACATCTGTGGTCCAGTCTTCAGGTACTGGAATCCCCATGTTATTTTGATTGTCCGGTGGTTTCTTCGTATATCCCGGAGGTGGGTCTATATTTTCTGAACGCCATTGGAAGGACTGTTCTTTGATATCATTCAAAGATTTTCCATAACTGTTTACATTTGGTCCGATTGGCTTCATAAAAATTCCTGTCTTTTATTTATTTATATTATAATGAAAAGTATTTTTAGATATCCGGGTGGAAAAAGTGTTTCCACAGTACAAAAAAGAATTCTTAAATATAAACCTAATGATATAAATGAATATCGTGAGCCTTTTGTTGGCGGTGGTGGAATTTTTTTTGCTATGGATAAAATTGAAAACAGATGGATTAATGATATCGATAAAAATTTGATGACCGTTTATTTGGCACTAAGAGACAGACCTGATGATTTCATAAACAAATGCAGACAAATAGAACCACAAAAACCAGATGAAGAAAAAGTCGCTACGAAACCGGGAGGAAAAGCTCTTTACAATAAAAGGCTTAAAGAAGTTTTTGAATATTTTGCTGAAAACGAAACATGTGATCAGGCATTGAGATACTTTTTTGTGAATAGAACGGTTTGGTATGGCAGAGTAAGATATGGTGTCAAATGCCAGATGTATTACAGTAAGCCAGAGGGTTGGAATATAATTAAAAAAGATTTATTAGAAAAAGCAGCTGTGCATCTACAAAATGTAAAAATAACAAGTACAAATTATGAAGAGCTTTTGTTGCAGCCATCAGATAAAAACTGTTGGATATATTGTGACCCACCTTATTATGTCAATTCTGAATTACCTGAAAAGTTAAAACTGTATGACAATAACTTCAAGTTTGAAGATCATGCAAAATTTGCAGATGTATGCAAAAACAGTCCCCATAAAATCTGTGTCAGCTATGATGACCGACCAGAGATATGGGAACTGTTTTCAGATAAAAGATTCAATTTTTATCGTGAATCATGGTTCTATGGTGGAACCTCAAGTGCCAAATCCATAGAGAACCATATTTACATGGATGATAACAACGAGAAAGTTGGCAAAAAAGTTGGCAAAGAATTGATCATCACCAATTATTAGGCCATGGGAGGAGCACCTGCTGCACCACCAGCCATTCCACCAGTAGCCATCTGTGCAGTACCTTCACCGGGAGATGCAGGCATGCCACCTTGACCACCTAAATCACCTGCTCCCTCTGGAGACTCCATTCCGGCACCACCGGGAGGAACAGGAGACATACCGTTGCCAGCATCTTCTGGTTGTTCTTCTCCCTCTTGTTCATCTCCTTGCTCTTCTTCTTCCCCGCCTGTCATGCTCTTGATTAGGCTGCTTAATTGAGACACAAGTTCTTCAACTTGGTTGCCTTTTTCCTCATCCATGCTCTTGAAGTTGTCAACCATTCCTTGAAGAGACTCAAGTGCTTGGTCAACTGAAGTCATATCGAGTTCTCCTTCGCTAGGAGACACATTGCTTTGATCTTCTTCTGAACCTTCTTCTGGTTGCTCTTGACCTTGAGCGGGGGCAGCTTGTTGAGCACCAGATGGAGCCATATCTCCAGCAGCAGCGTTGGGCATGCCAGCGCCTGCTGGAACTCCACCTTGAGCGGGGGGCGCAGCAGATGCAGCTGCCATTGGGTCTGCCATCTCTTGTTCAAATAGGTTTTTAGCTTGTAGAACTCTATAAAACTCATAAAAACTTTTCATTTGGTTTACCTTTCTTAAACAATTTTAAAATCGACATCGGGACTTTTATTCACCGAAGTGCCACTAACATCATCTTCTTGGAATCTCTGACATATGAGTTGAAGCCTAACAACTCCATACATTTTGAATTCACCTGTTTTTCTTTCTATAATTACCCAATTTTCCTTCAAAAAAGGAGTGAAAAGTCTTGAGCCAATTTTTGGCACATGGCCTAAATCTCTAAGTACTGCTCTATAATTGAGGTCGAAAATCATCTCGTCTGGAGAATCAATTCCGAATGCTGTTTGCATATTTTGACTTGGAACTGGTTCATAGGTCGCATAAAGTTGAACCGGATGTGGATTAAACATCTTGACCCTACTTTCAAGATAAATAGGGTCAACATTATTTGTATCAATATAAAGTTCGTGATAGAAAAGTGGAGTTCCACCTATCTTTATCGATTCTTCGTCCCAAGTATTGAATAAATCGTGTTCGGGTAGTCCATCATCAAATTGCTGCCTTGAACCTGTTGGAGAATAAGGCAGACCGTCATTACGATATATCATTGCCTAATGTCCTCACAAATTCACGAACTATATAGAATATTTCTATATTATCAAATCCAGTTGATTCGGAAACTGCATGAGTTTGGACATCATATCTTCTGCCTAATGTATATGCCTTTTCCCAGCTTTCTGGAGCATCTGCACAAGATTGAACTCTAGAACCTGTTTTCAAAGAAGAAAGTATTGTTCCAAAAATCCATGTATCAAACAAGTTTGTAATAACTTTTTGGATGAAGTCTTTGCTTGGAAAATCTGGCCTGAAAAATTTTTCTGCTAAGCTATGTTTTTTCTCATCATCAGTATTTCCAGTAATCGCTAAAATTTGATCGCAAGTAACAACAGCCTTGGCTTTAAGTGTTCCTTCAGGAGTTTTTATTTTTTCCATAGATGGAACTTTTCCAAGCATGCCAACCTTTTTTTGTTGCAAGTTGGCAGCAGCTACGATGCTGGCAGAGTCATTTTTTGCAGAGCAGTCTAGGTTTGCGACATCAACTCCAAGCTTCATCTTTTCATTGATTTCATCACGGAAATCAGATGGCAACATACAAACAGCTTGTACTGGGGTCATGCAAGTCTTGCCTTTTACCAATCCGAAAAGACATCTTGCAGATATTGCTTTTAGTAAATTATCATCGGTAACTACTTCGTCATAGCAGTATTCTTCGAATTTGGAAATAATCTCTTCTCTTGCCCGTCTTTCAGTTGATGCCCTTTGTACCTCGAAAGCTTTCTTTACACCACCGATACCAACTTGGTGTTTTCCAAATCTGGCCCCTTTTTCTTGTTTTTCTTTTTTGGCTTGCAAAGACTCGTCTTCGACACCACGAAGGGCTGGTTTAACTTGCAAAAGAGTCCAGATAATTTGTTTGTATAAATCTGGTTGAGTTTGAATCATATCCTTGATGTATTCGGAAAAATAAAACGCATAAGAATAATCTCTATATTTTGCAGCTTCTTCTGGTTTTTTAAAGACATTATTAATATCAAATCCTTTTAACTTAGATTGCGTTTGTTTGTAAAGATGGTCAAAACAAACCTTGCTTTTCTCTACAAATATAGGTCCAAGCGTATCCATTAATTTTTGTTTTGCTGCATTTTCATCTCTTGTAATAATGGCACTCAGAACATCACCATCTTTTGAAGCGACAGCAGCTGCTCGCCCCTGTCCACCGTCACCGCCAGTAGCATCAAGAGATTGAACTTTTTCTCCACCTAATTGTTGTGCTGCTTGGATGTCTTGCTTTGAGGCAGATTTTCCACCGTAAGCCAATACTTTTGCAAACAAAGATTGCTTTAAATTTTGGGCGTTATTTGCTAATTTTGTTTTGTTGAGCAATTCATTTAAGTCTGTTGATTGCGGAAGGTCTTCATTAATTATTTTGTTAATTCTGGTTATAATATTTTTAATTCCAAGTTCAACAGCCAACTTTCCTTTTGTTTCATCAAATTTATCAGATAATGCGTCAATGCCCTTATCTTTAAATTCTTGTATTATGGCTAAATCTTGAGACGATTTTACAAAATTGTTTCCAAGCTGTGTGTTGTGATTCAAAATAGCAGTAGCCATTTTTTTCAATTCCGAATCGTACCAAGATAATAAAACTTCAAATTTATCGCTGCTCTCTGAAATTACAGCAATCCATTCTTTGAAGCCTAACCCACTTTGAATACTCATGTTTACCTCTGTATATCGAATATTATATTTATTAAGCAAGCGATAAAGTTGGTGTGATTTGAATTTGTCCACCGCTTGAAGGAAGAACAAATGGGCCACCAGAGAAGGATTCTGCCCATAAAAGAACAGCTGTGGGGGAAGTTGTGTCCACAACATAATATCCCATAACAGTTTCGGCAGCGGTAAATGAAAATGTTACATCAGGAGAATATGTTGCTGTGCTAGTGCCAGAAACTGTAGCAGCAGTCCAACCGGCAGGGACCATAGTTGCTGCTGCATAACCAGCAGCAGTAGCTTCTGTGAAAGAAGCAGCAGTAAAGTTTTCGAGAATATCTCCAGCAGGGCTGGTGTATAGTTTCATCACTTGATTTCTGCTAGGTAAGGATGTAATATCACCCACTAATCTAATCAACATTTGCACTTCAGCTTCGTCTGGTACAACTAATGCCATAATTCCTCCGATTCTACTTTATTTATGTACTATATAAGAATTATGGTCATAAAAAATAAAGATGGGACTACATACCAACTTAGAAGACCTAATCCTATTATGGTACAACAAGATATATGGACTGATTTTGAAACACACAACATGCAGTTTCAAGAAGAAACAGTCGCTAATTCTAATAAAGAAACTATCAAAAATAAAAAAAAGATAAATCTTGGCAAAACTGTTGTGGACAGTAATTTAAACCAAGAAAATAGAGAAGTCATATCAGTACAATCAAAGCCAATTGTACTTGAAGCTCTGCCAAAGGAAACTGTTTCTCAACCAATTGTTATAAAAGAACCAGAACCACAAAAATCTGCTGAAGACTTTGCAGTAGAAAGGCCTCCAAGTGTCAATGCTAGCTTAGCAAATTACAAAAAAACTATTATGCATTGCATGCAAGCTGAATCTAAAACGAGAATAGATGACCTTTATGGTGAAAGAAGCACCAAAATAAAATATATTGGTAAATTCACTTTTGAGTCTATTTTGATAAATGAAGATGACTTTAATTTAGTATTTTGGACACATCTGGATAAGGTCACAAAACATTCAATAATTTACCCACAAAACAAAGAAAAAAGATGGTGGAAGATTAATCAGGTTAAAAATGCCCCAGAAGGATTTTTTATATACTGCATTCCATCTGAGTACCATCCGAATTTTGATTGACATTTGGAACAACAACAGATTGAAATCCCATTTGCTCTAAAGCCTGTCTGTGATTGTCAACAGATTTCATATATCCAGCCTCATAAATTTTGCCAAGGAAATGAGTAACTGCTTCAAGCTCTTGTTGAGTGCTGACTCCTAAGCATATTTTATAAACGACCGCCATGTAGTTTTTAGCTGAATCTCCCAAAAGTCCTTTGAGAGATTCAACTAAAGCTTGAGTTATCATAAAATGAACATACTGATTTGTTTGCTGATTTTCCATCACGAAGTCCTTGCGTTTACCTCGGCTTCTAGCTTGTCAATAATTGGCTTCAAAATTATAAATCCGGGATTATCTTTGAAATATGTCTTAATAGAATTGAGTAATTGCTCCAATTTTTGTTTGGAAAGCAATTTTTTGTTAAGGTTTCCAACAGATGTATATGTTCTAGTAGTCATGATTGCATCTGCCTTTTTATTTTCGGCAGTTATTTCTTTTACCAAATTATCGATTTGATTTTTGATCTCATCAGGTGTTTCTTCTGGATATTTCTTTCCTAGTTTTTCAACAACTGATTTTGCAATCGCTTCATAATTTAAAGGATTGGCATCTAATTGCTGTTTCAGTTCTTGCATGACACCAAGTCCAACCGGAGCAGCAGGTCCAGCAGGTTTGACAATATCAGATGGTGAAGGTGTGGTTGCTGCCGTTGTCACAGTCACATCGGGTGTGTTTCCAACAATTTTCTGCATCATACCAGCAGCCTTTTCAACATTCTCCTTGATTTTCTCATTTATGTGACCAATCAGGCTCTTGCTTAAATCATCTTCATCATTTTCGGGAGAAGCAGACATATATTTTTCGCCAATAGTGGCCAAGAAAGCATCTGTTTCTTCTTTAGCTTTAATGTTGGCTTGTAGATCATCTGCCATAGTCACATCATCATGCATAAAGTCTTTAACAAAATCATGGAATTGATCGTTGTTGAAAGGTTTGCCAGCAAAATTCTGCATGAAGAATTGTTTTGCCTTATCAGGCTCCGGGAAACCAGAGAAATCACCGTCTGATCCATTGCCAGATTTGCCATAGAGCTTACCAGCAATTTTTTGAATGGTTGAATGATCGATCTTTTTAGATGTATCTAAGAAATTAGTACATTTGATAAGCTCGAAGAAAGAGAAGTGTAGGTAAGCTAAGGCTTCCTCAAACATCTCTTGAATTGATTGAAGTTCAGATGCCATGTCTTTATGGCTCATGTCTGCGCTACCGCTCAATGAATTAGCTGTAGCAACAACCTGTGCAACAGCAGCTTGTGCCCTTTTAAGAAGAGAGTCCAAGCTGTATGCGAATCCGCATCGGCTGCTCGTAAGTCTTCTAAAATCTTTTTCTGGAGGGCATGTAACAGATGCAGCATATTTTTGAATATCTTCAATTTCACTTAACTCTACATCAACAGGAGCATCTCTTCTGGTTCTACGGCTACCACGACCGGCAATATTTTGTTGCAATAAGTCATTAATTTCAGCAGCACTTTGTTCTTTGCGTAAATACCTGCCGGTTGCGTCATGAAGTTCCATGCCATCAACGCCAAGCCTCTCCAAAATTCTTTTGAAAACCAAGTTCACAAGTTGTTTCTTGGCACTACGAAGAACCATTCTCTCTGGAAGGGTTCCCTTATAGATTGCTGTTTCACCTTTTTTGCTTGCACCGAAAGCTAGTTGCCTGTTGATGTTTGCTCTGATTTCGTCTTTTAATTTCGATCCGTCTTTATCAGCGTCTGGATTTGGGATTTTATTTCCAGATTCATCCAGCATATAATTTCCATTTTTATCCATTTTGAAAAGCTTGAACAAAGTATTGATTTTTTTCTCGTATGTATCTTGGCTTTCCTTGTGTCTTCCCAAGAACTTTTTGGCATCAGTATCATGGTTAGGATTCATTCCACCAGCCAAACCGTGTGCATCTCCTTGTCTGCTTAGGCCTCCCTCATGAGATGAATCAATGTGGATTGCACGAATCTTGCCAGAACCAGCAATTCTCTTTCCATTAGGATCAATCAATTCTGAATGAATATCGTAGTGAGAGCCACGAAGTTTGTCTTTGATACCATTGAATATCATTTTTTGATCATCAGTAGGGGCCGGATTTGCTTGAGGATTTTGCTCGTAAGCTAAAACGGCATCAACAGCATCAGCTTCTTTTTGTGTGATTCTTCTGAAGAAGTGTCCACCACCAATTACTGGATTCATTACTTTTTTTGTAATCTCATTTCCATTCTTATCCACTTCAGTAATTGTTACTTCCTTATGTGGAATGATTAAGTCATGTATGCCTTCGGAATCAACGGCTTGTCCCTTTGGACCAGAAAGTTTGCCTGATTTCAGCAACTCATTAAAATCTGCTTCTGCGTTACTTTTTGCTTCCGATTTAGGCAAATGAGAATATCTTTTTTCTAGGTCTTTTATCAAGATGTCTCTGGTCATGTTGTCCCTGAGACCTTCAGGATTTCTATTTTTATCTTTGTCTGCCAAATCAACAGAATCTTCTAAGTCTTGGGAATCAAGCTTTAGAATACCTTGCCCAATAAACTTCAAATAGTTTTGAATTGTTCTACGAATTGTTTCTTTAGTGGGAAGTCTGAATCCATCTGTTTTCAGGAATGAACCATAAGTAGTTTTCCCAGTTCTTTCGTTATATCTTTTGGTTACAACCTTTTCAGGATGCATCAAATCGTATCCGTCTTCTTGCCCGAAGTTGCCTTCAAGCTTTTTCACAAGTTCGTTGATATATGGATTTGCTTTAATGCGCTCAACGCCTTTGCCTTTCCTGAACTCAAATATCTCAGGTTTATCTGGAGCGGGATGATCTTCCGGCTTCACGGTGTTGTATGCATAATGCTTGGCAGCATTCCTTGCATGATCGTGCGCCAGATGTGCCTTGACCGAGGGCTGCAAGTTGGAGTAGACAGGATTGCTGTTGAAGTGTTCCAACTCTTGTTGATGATAATCATCAAATCTTTCCTTAAAAGCTGGGTCTCTCTTTTCTTGTAGAGAAGATAAGTAATTATATAAACTATTAAATCCCGGCACTTCACTATTATATCTTTGGTTCAACGCATCTATCCAATGCTTTCTTGGAAATTGCTGTAGAAACTTGACATCGTCTGGACCAAAAAACAGACTAGCTTTGTAGTGGCTACCTAATACGGCTTCATCTAGTCGATGAGCGTGTAAAATTACTTGCTCCAACATACATTTGGATGTCGAAATTCTTGAACGCAGGTATGCTTCATAAAGCTTTGTATTCTTTTGCATGTTAGATTCCTTTTTCTTTATAATGTAGTTATCAACTTTTTAGGAAAATTTGATACATATTTGTATGAGCACCTACACAAATCCAAATACGCTTTATATCAAAAAGCCTAGTCAAAACGCAAATTGCAATCAGAAAAACTATAATTTAGGCGTTTCTGATCCGCTAGATGTTGCAAAATTAAGTTCAAGACCAAATCGATCAAAAGTAAAGTCGCAATTAAAAGATTTCATTTTGTTGATGCTTGGCGCACCAGTAGTAACAATCGAGCTTGATGAACAACAATTAGATGCAGCAGTAGATTTGGCACTTCAAGTTCTTGAAGAATGGGCTCCTAGAGAATTCTTCAGATATTATGTTTTCAATACTATTCCGGGGCAAAGTATTTATGAAATGCCAGCGGATGTTGGTTACATCAGAAATGTTTTCTACAAAGAAACAGGAACTTTTGCTTTTCAGTCAAGTGACTTAGGTGGTGCATTGCCTGTTGAGTATTTTTATCCCGGTGGTGCATATGCTTCAATTCAGGGTGGCCTTATTGACCCAGTACAACCAATATGGGGCAGAATGGGTGAGTGGAGCCTTTACAAGGGGTACGAGCAAACTTATAGTAGATTGGCTTCCAATTTAGGTGGATGGGAATGGTACGGTGGATATCAACATATCAAGCTTTATCCAATTCCATATAGAAACCACAGAGTTGTTGTACACTACCTGCAAAAAAATATGGACTGGCCAAGAGTACAATCTGTGATGCAAGAAGGAGCGTTGGCTTATGCAAAGATCATGCTCGGAAGAATCCGCAGTAAAATTAAAAATCCTCCCGGTCCCGGTGGTGGAGTTCAATTAGACGGGGATACATTATTGACAGAAGGAAATCAAGACTTGAAGGATTGGAAAGAACAGTTGATAACAAGATATGGTGACATCCTACCAATTACTCTTGACTAGTTATAACGGTAGACTAATCATAAATTTTGAGTAAATATTTTATAAAAAATAAATGATCTGCCTTGTTTTGTTTATTGAACATAATTCTCTATAATTTATAGAGGTAATTATGATTTCAATCAAAACTGAATACCCTTTAGCAGACTACAGTAACGACTTCATTTATCCAGAAGGCGTATATTTTGATAACCGTGTTAATCATAAATTTGTAGCTCAAATAGAACACCTTTTTCGAAGGCCAATAAAGTTCTTAGATATTGGCTGTGCTGGTGGCAATTTGGCTCTTGAGTTTCATCGAAGAGGTCATCTAGCTGTAGGTGTAGATGGGTCTGATCAATGCTTGAATCCAAAGCCTGAGATCGTACAACAACGAGGCTTTTTGCCAGCTGGACATGAGAACTGGCAAAAGCATTATAATGAGGTCTTGTTCACTTGCGACCTTTCAAAACCATATCAAATTCAAGAAAATGGCAAACCTCTAAAGTTTGATGTTATTAGTACTTGGGATGTTCTTGAACATATTCATCCTGATAGTGTTGATTTAGCATTACAAATGGTTGCCAATCATTTGGAGGAAGGGGGTATTTTCCTTGGAAATGTTGCACTCTTCAGTAGTTTGGGTCATGGCAACACTCCCGAAATAGAGTACCATCAAAGTGTGTTTCCAAGAGAGTGGTGGGCAGAAAAAATAAGTAAATATTTTTCTATCATTAAGTATCCAGTTTTTGAGCACAATCGTCCAAGCGGTGGTGGCCATTATGTTTTTGCTGGCTCAAAGTATCCAGAAAAGAAATTAAGAAAAACAGTAATAAGTCATTTTTACAACGAAGAATATCTTTTACCTTGGTGGTGCAAGCATCATCGGGAAATTTTCGACCATGGAATTATGATTGATTATGCATCAACAGACCGTTCAGTTGAAATCATAAGAGAACTATGCCCAACATGGACTATTGTGCCGTCCAGAAACAAAGAGTTTTTAGCCTTGCAAGTAGACGAAGAAGTCATGGACATCATGGCTTATATCGATGGATATAAAATGGCTTTGAATACTACAGAATTTTTGATCGGTGATCTTGGTTTCTTAGATCAGCCAAATGCTCCTTCCAAGGTTTATATGCGTTGTTTGGCCATGGTTGATCCACCCGGAGAGTCAGAAAAGATAGCAAACTACGATATTCCTTTGCTAGAACAGAAATATCATGGTTTGAATTTCGAAAACAGTTTTAATTTGCGGTACACACGACTGTTGCATAACAGTCCAGAGCCATATGAGGCAGGCAGGCATTATTGGGTATCTCACCCGGAAGAACGATTGGCTGTCGTTTGGTATGGTTGGTCACCATACACAGAAAAGCTTTTAGCTCGTAGAAGACAAATCAGGAACAAGATGCCATCAATAGACCCTTCTAGCAGAGAATCTATTATCAATGGCGTTCAACATCGATGGACACCTGAAGAAGAGAAAAATGCCTACATGGATTGTGTTTCAAAAACAGAGGATTTGAGACCTATACTTTCGCAGTATGGAATCAAATACTAGGAGACACCTATGAATATATTACTTGTTGGTGGATGTGGATATATTGGCAGCGCTTTGTTTGATCGATTTCGTGATAAACACAATGTTTGGAGTTGTGATCTAAACCTTTTTGGTTGCAACAACTCTATGAATTGGTGTTGTAACTACAATAAGTTAGAAAAAAACGATCTAGAGAAGTTCGATATATTTATTTTGACAGCAGCACACTCTTCCGTCCCGCTTTGTAATGAAGATCATGCTGGTGCTTTGCAAAATAATGTATATAATTTTATAAATTTTGTACAAAAATTAAATAAAAATCAAAAATTAATTTATGCAAGTTCTTCTTGTGTTTATGTCAAAACTGATTTAGTCGGTGCAGTCGAGACCGATTCTTTAAATCCAAATGATATGCTTTCATATAGCAAAGCTACTATTGACCAATATATGCAGACATTTAATCCCTGTGAGTATTATGGTTTAAGATTTGGTAGTGTTAATGGATGGTCAGAAAATTTCAGGTCTGATTTGATGATAAATTCAATGACAGTAAATGGTTTGAAGCAAAGAGAATTGCATGTGTCAAATGGTGCCAATTATAGGCCAATTTTGGGTATGCGTGACTTGCTTAATGCTGTTAATAAAATAGTTGAATGCCAAGAAGATAAGAGAGGAATCTATAACTTGGCAAGTTTTAATGTCAATATTAGAAAAGTAGGAGAAGCTGTTTCTGATATCTTAGAATGTAAAGTGAATGAAACTCCCGGATTGGGATCATATGATTTTTGCATCAATAGTGATAAATTCAAAAAAGCATATGACTTTGAGTTTTTTGACACAGTCGAATCTATTGTCACATCGATAAAAGACCATCAAGAAATTATTTATCATAAAGATTTTCCTGCAAGAAAGGCATCGGTAATCCATGGGAAAATATGATTTATTGAAGGAATGCGTTGCTTGTAAGGAAAGCAATTATCTTAGAGAGTATTTAGATTTTGGATTGCAGCCTTTAGCAAACTCTTATCATCATGGAGTACGGTTGCCACACTATCCATTAGCTGTTCAATATTGTAGCAATTGTTCACACAGTCAGCTTACAGCTTCCGTCGATCCGAAAGAAATGTTCGAGCATTATTTGTATATCAGCGATACTAGTCAAACACTAACAGAATATTTTGAATCAATGTGTGAAAAAATATTGAATAGAAATCAAAATAAGCAACTGAGTGTATTTGAAATTGCTTGTAATTCTGGTTTGTTTCTAGAAATGTTTGCTCAAAAAGGTGCTAATTGTCTTGGAATTGATCCAGCTGCAAATCTGAGAGAATTATCCAGAAAAAGAAAGCTAGATGTTATAGTTGATTTTTGGAATGAAAAAACCGCAGCGGAAGTTGCTGAAGCCAATTCATTTGACATCGTGATGGCAATTCATGTATTACCACATGTGCCAGACCCTGTTTCTTTCTTGGCTTGGTGTAAAAAAGTTCTGAAACCGGACGGAAAAATATATATTCAAACATCACAATGTAACATGTTCTTGAATAATGAATTTGATGCAATTTATCACGAACATGTTTCTTATTTTACTGCTTTGTCTTTTGGACGCATGGCCAAAACTCTTGGTTTTCAAATTACGGGTGCTTGGAAAGCTCCTATTCACTCCATGTGTTTCGTATTTGAATTATCTATAGAAGGTGAAGATTGTGATGAGTACAAGGCTATGATCCTAGAAGAAATTCAACTTAACAGGAATAGTTTTGATTCTTATTTAGGGTTTGCAAAGAACGCAAATAAAATTAAAGAAGACCTCCTCAACCAGATTGCATACTTCAAATCACAAAATATGAAGGTGATTGGTTATGGGGCATCTGCAAAAGGCAATACTCTACTGAACTGGTTGAATAAAAAATTGGACTACATCGTTGACGATAATAGTTTGAAATGGGGCTATCTCACCCCCGGCATGGATATTCCTATTTCTAGCCCAACACAGCTGTATCAAGAAAAAAATCCCGTTGCAATTGTGTGTCTAGCGTGGAATTTTTATGATGAGATACACAATAATGTATTGAAAAATACAGATATATCGCATAAATTTATCAAATATTTCCCTTGTGTAGAGGTTGTTGATTGATTAATCAATCTTTTATTCTTTGTGCTGGCAAAGCTACTAGGTTATATCCAATAACACTTAATTCTCCAAAGTGTTTATTATTGGTAGATGACAAAAATACTGTTTTAGATTTGATAATTGATTGGTTAGAAAAACATGAGATAAAAAAACATATTTGCAATGCTTTTTGGAAAAAAGAATTAATTGTGGAATTTGTTAAAAATTCAACAAAAAATATATTGGTGTCTGAAGAAGAAGATATACTTGGTACATTTGGTGGAATCGTAAACGCTATTGATTTCTTAGATGACCAAATTTGCGTTGTTTATGGAGATGTCGTAACAAATGCAAATTTAAAACAGCTATTTGAACAACACGAAAATACAAAAGCTGACATCACAATTTTATCCGGCAAAAGTGAAACTCCTTGGACGGGAGGAGTTTTATTTTGTGACAATAAAAATAGAGTCCAAAAAATAATTGAAAAGCCAAGTAAAGAAGAATGTACATCTAACTTAATAAATGCTGGAATTATTATTATCAATAAAAATGTTATAGAAAAATATAAGAACGATAATCTATTTGATATAGCAAAAGATTTTTTACCAAGATGTATCGAAGATAAAATAAAAGTTTATCATCAAGAGATTGGAGATGATGATTATTTTATTGATATGGGGACTTTTGTAAACTACGAAAAATTGAAAAAATTATTTTATGATTATAACCAGAACTCCTCTACGAATTAGTTTTTTAGGTGGAGGCAGCGACTTTCCAGCATTTTACGAAGAGCAAGAAGGCTTGGTCCTTGGTGCTACAATCCAAAAGTATATTTACATAAATGTAAATGAAAAATTTGATCAAGATGTTCGGGTTAGCTATTCGAAAGCAGAAATAGTTGAAAATAGTAAGTTGATAAAACACGATATTGCTAGGCAAGTTTTATTAGATTATGACATTCAAAATCATTTTGAAATTTCAAGTATGTCAGATGTCCCTAGTAATGGAACAGGCATGGGTTCAAGCTCAAGTTACTGTGCTGGGCTGTTAAAAGCAGTTCATTACTACAAGACTGGTAAAATTTTAGAAGATAAAATATTAGCAGAAAAAACTTGTCAATTAGAAATCGAAAAACTTGGTAAGCCCATCGGAAAACAAGATCAGTATTTTGCTGTTTACGGTGGTTTAATTTCTATAAGGTTCAGTAAAAAGGAAATATCGGTCAAGAGAATCAATTGCAAAACAAAAACATACGATGCCTTACAAAAAAATTTGTTTTTAGTTTATACGGGGATCAACAGATCAGCTGATGATATTTTATCTGTGCAAGAAAAAAATACACGCACTAACGCTCAAACGAAAGAGGCAATAGGCAAAATTGTTGATATGGCAAAATTGCTTGAAAAAGATATACTGGAGGATAATTTAAGTAACTTTGGCGCACTATTAGACGAAGCTTGGAAACTGAAGAAGAAATATGCTGAGAATATATCAAATCCAAAAATTGATGATTTGTATCTGTTTGGAAAAAAGAACGGTGCTTCAGGTGGTAAGTTGTTGGGTGCTGGTGGTGGGGGTTTTATTCTTTTTTATGTTAGCGAGTCTGAACAGGAAAGATTTTTAAACAATATGAATGCATTCAAAGTCTTGCCGGTTAGATTTTCACATACGGGAAGTGAGATTATTTTCAAGCAATAAGTTCGACAAACCCTTGATTTCTTTCTAAATTGTGAGCCACCGCTGTCTTTCCGTCTATTCCGGGTTTGATGTCATTCACCAAAATTCTTTGTCCTCTGGTGGCATTCATAACCAGAACATCCCAGAAAAGCCCGAATGACCGTAGTTGCCTTTCAGTTACATCTCTCATACTTTCTCTTCTGCCAGTAAGGAGGATAATTTTATAAGCCTTTTTGTCCCACAAATCGAATTGTTCTTTTACATTAGGACAAATCTCAGGCGTTCCCAAAATCATATTTGGTAGATTGCCCATATGTTTAAAAATGCATCCATCAATATCGCAAACTACTGTCTTAGGTAGTTCTTCTAGTGTTTTGACATCCATTAGATTTCCTTGAGTCCGGGGGTATCTGAAGTGAATTTAACTAAATCGGCCTTAACATAAACGATCTCATGGAATTTGCAGAAATCATTTGGATAAAAGTTTTTGATTCTATTTAACTGGAATCTAACTGGAGTGTTTATGTATCTTGCCTGATCGGATTTGCAATAGTACCAAAAACTGTTGCTATTCCAAAATGAAACATGAGTTGGGTCTTGGAATGCTCCTCTTCCGTCTGTTGATGGAGTCATAGTTAGAAACCAACCATTATCTGCCAAGCAACGATATGCTTCTTTCATGGTATGAATAGGATTTTTAAGGTGTTCTAGTGCGTCATGTGCTCTGAACAAACCTACTTCACCATCTTCAAACGGCCATCGTTCGTTTAAATCAGCTATGATATCACCATTCAGCATATCAACGCTGGTATAGCCCAAAGGCTTGCTATGACCACCACATAAGTCTACTTTCTTGAGACCTTTTTCGTCACACCATTTTTCAACTATTTGATAGATGTATTTATCATGTAGGTCAAGAGTCATCTCTTGAATCTTAGCATTTTTTTCACCATAGCATGTGTTTTCATCATGTAGATGATATAAGTATAGGCACTTATTGATATGATACATTTTTCCATGAATATATGTTCTGCAAACAATATCATGATCATCACAAACATCTAGAGATGTGTCGTGTCCTCCTATGCCATGATAAAAATTTGCTCTCCAAGCACGAATGTGATTGGGTGCAAACCATATCTTGCTTATGGAAGTTGCATCAGGAGGAAATGATACATTTTGTATGAGTTGTCGGCCTTTGTAGTTGCATGGACGGGTCTTCCAGCCGAAGTCTGGACCAAATGTGCGTGAATTCCAGTTTTTATCTACATCAACGCAGTTTGAGTAGGCAAAATCAATAGTTGGGTCTTGAAAAGCTTTTGCGACTTCTTCCAAGCAATCTGAGAATAATTCGTCATCATGATCAACCTCTGCCAAAATATCACCAGTCGCCTTTTCGCAGGCAAATTTTTTCAAAAGCCCAATATTACCAGATTGATCACAAGGATAAATTTTTATTCTATCATCTGGAGGACTTAACGATATTTCTACACCATTATTTGGCACAATAACCCATTCCCAATTTTGGTAGGTTTGGGTTTTTATGCTATCATATAGCCTTTGTAAATGAATTGGATTATGTGTAGGAGTGAATATAGAAATCTTTAGCATTTGAGCCTTTCTTAGCAAGTTCCATCAGTTGAACATGAATCTGGAGTGGGCAAAATGTTTTCTGCATCGATTGCATCAGACTTTGCACTCAACTGATTATCTGAAGCATGTTCTTGTTCTATTGCCTGTTGTGATTCTTGGGTGGAATCATTTGTTGGAATATCTAGATAAAACACATTTACAATACTTGGATCAATTGAGTGCCAGAACCATGGCTTAACGAGCACCATGTCTCCGGGAGACATGTTTAATTCACATGTGACATCCCATGCCGATTTGTTGTTACAATTTTTACTTATAAACTCTTCTATATTTTCTTGAACTTGTATTACTTGCGAATAATTTTTTTCTTTATGTCTGTAAGTGTAGAATTTAGTTTTGCTTAAAGCAATTATTGCTAGAAAGAATGATTTAGGTTCAAAATTTTCAAAATGAATAAATTCATATGGCTTACGAAAACACCCAGAGTGTTTCCCAAGCGTGATACTTGTATTTAGTATTTGAGAAAATCCATGTTCTATACCTTGCGGAACAAGATAAAAATCTTTTATTTGTGTTCCAAATGTTTCTTGCTTGTAATCTAGCTTAGAGACAATATCGTATATTTGATTTGCATTAGAATAAAAATTTTCTACAAATGTAATCATAAACAATTTTATGGTGTCGGTGGTACACTTGTCAAATTTTCTTGTATTTTTTTAGCAACATCATAAGAATCATATGGACCTGCAAGACATTTAATCTCAGGAGAAGTTTCCAGACATACAATTTCAGGTTGATTATTAGCTCCCTCAACAACATAAAAAGTAAACTGAAGCTTATCTTGTTGTAAATCATTTTTTAACAATCCTGATTCTGCGACTGTTCTTTCCATGAAAGCTGCTGGTGGGGCAAACGGAGGAATAGGAGGCAAAGGACTTGGGGTGGGTGTGGGTGTGGGTGTGGGTGTGGGTGTGGGTGTGGGTGTGGGTGTGGGTGTG